CGAGGACGGCCTTGATGATCCGCTCCCAGGCGCTTGGTGCAATCGGCTGATTAGCGTTATACCAGGTGCGCAGGGCGGTGCTCGCCAGGCGATCCACCAACACTTCGTCGAACTGCTCAGACATGAGTAGGAGCCTCCTTCGGACCAGCCTTGAACGGTATCCAGTGGTCGCAAGCCTTGGCCTGTTTGCTTTGCACGAGCCCCCGAACACTTCTGGAAGGTTTGTGTTGGCAGGCCACCGTACCGTTGTCGCCGGCCGTAGGATACCTGCCGTGACCGCAGGAGCCGCAGGTCATCGACTCCATGTTGGTTATCCCGTAAGGACTGCATGACACTCCCATCTCTCCAACCTCCTCCACCGCGCACATCGCCCGGAGCGCGGGGTGAAAGCTGCCGGGACAGCAACGTCCTCATGCCGTCTTCTGCCTCTTGAATCTCCTGCCCGCGGCCATGCCGGGATCCATGAACCTGCCCATAGTCCGGGCCAGAATCCCGTGGAGCTTGAACTCGTCTTTCTTCCTGGCGTCCTTCATCTTCAGAAGGTCGATGCCCGCGTAGATCCTCGGCTCGCCTCCGTCCCAGCGACGATACGGCGCCCACGTCACTGAGTGGTCATCGCGGTGAGCCAGGAGGTACAACGCGCGGCGGTTGCGCCGGGGAAGGGCGAGGATGGCACTGGTTATCTTCATGGTGTCGCCCCCTCACGCAAGGACAGCTCCTCCACGGCGTGGAGCGCAGCCCGTAGAACCGCTAGGCCGAAACAGCCGTCAGTCGCGGGCAGTCCCAACCGCTTGTCGTTGTCGAACCTCACCTGGAAAACCCCTGCAACCTTGCGGCAGCTCATCACCCAGCCGTGATTCGCCATAGTGCAGATAACCTGGATCAGGGGTCTGCCTTCGCCGAAGTCGGGGACGATGCGGTCATTGTCGCGGGTTTCTTCGCCCTCCGCGTCTACGTCGGGCTCAACGCCGGACTCGTAGAGGTAGGGGTCGCGCCCGCCATCGTCCTCAATCCACACAACGGAGCCATGCCAACCCATGACCTTCTCGGCGATTGCAGCATCCAGGTCGCGCCCGAAAAGGGCAGCGATTTGCTCACGAGTCAAGGTCGCCGGTTCGCGTTTCTTGTCCATGCTTCTCCACTCACCTTTCATGTCGCTAGTTGCCTCTGGACTCTGAAACTTTGGCCTACTGAGCCGTCTTCTGCATGAGATAACCCGCCACAGCCAGCGCCATTTCTCCATCTTGGATGACTCTCATCAGGAGCCACGCCGCGAAGGATTCGATTGGGGCTTCCGCGAGTTTCCTGCGGAAATCGTTCTTCGTCTCGAAGTCGTCCTCGGTGTCAAGGTTCGGCAGAAGTGTTTCTCTGAATCTTGCGGTCCGCTCTCGCCAGTTGGGCATGAGAGAAGCATCCAGCGGCGGGTTCAGGGCGCACTGGCAGTAGAAAGCAGCGGCCGCCGGACTCTTACCGAGCAGCTCCTCAGCGTCGTCCTTGCCACGCTGGGTCAGGGCCACCTTGCCGTTGCCGACGGATCGGATCTGGCCGCGTTCCAGCAATTCTTCCAGAGCAGTCGCCAGAGGATCGGACTTGATCTCTTCCACGATGATCTCTCCTCTCGTCATAGGGCAGCGCTAGCTCGCCTTCCTCGCCCTCGGCCTGCTCATCGCCTCCGCCTGTTTTGCGCGTTGAACCGCCGCCCGCAATCTCAGCGCCGCCGCGTTCAGCGTGTAAATCGTGGAGTCCAGGGCGCAGCGGTTGTGCTCCGCTTCCGTGGTCCAATCGAAGTGATTCTCGGCTACGACCAGGGCGCGCTGGGCGCGGGCTAGGTCGCTGAAAGCATCCTGGGCTGCGGTATTCAGCGGGGGCATAAATATGCGGCTCATGGGACGTACACCACCTTCCCGCTAAGGGCGGCAATCTCACGCTTGAACCTCTCTGCGTCACTGTTCTCCTGGGATAGGTGCAGCAAGTGGATCTCCTTCACCCGGCTGAGGTCGTTAGCCTTGAGGAAGCCTTTAAGGGTTTGCAGGCTCATGTGTGATCTCAGAACCCGCCGCTTGACCTCGGGGTCAACGAGCCCCGCCTTCACGTTCGCCTTGAGCAAGCCCAGGTCGTAATCGCAGCCGATCATGACGTGGGTTAATCCCGTGGGCATCCGAAACCGGATGTAGGCGGTGTCGACTGCGAAGAGGAGCATCTCCCCGCCCCGCTGCAGGAGAAACGATAGCGGCTCTCCCGCGTCGTGGACCGCCGCCAACGGCATTACCCTCCAGCCCCAGAGGTCGAACGGCTCTCTATCCCTGATGATGTGGAGCCGGTGGTGGCCGAGTATCCCGAGGGTCTTCGCCGTGCCGGCCGACATATAGCAATCGATCCCCGATCCGAGGAGCCCGGCCACACCTTTTGCGTGGTCGCCATGCTCATGGGTGACAATGCACGCCAGGATTTGCGAGAGCCGGAAGTCCAACTTCCGCAGGATTTCCTTGATGGGCAATCCCGCCTCAAGAAGCAAAGGGGAACCGCCGGAAGCTATCCGGTAGAGGTTCCCCTTCGACGATGACGCCAGGACCCGAATATCCACCTAGAAGTCCGGCTTCAGTTTCTTGGACTCGGCCTTGGCGGCCGGCTTTTCGGCCGGCTTCTCCTCCTCTTTGGCTTCGGTCTCCGGCGCGGGTTCCTCTCCCCGCTCCTTGAAGCCCACGTCGATGACCTCGGCGTTGGCCCTGGCTGCGACCTCCTCGGCGAACTCCGCCTCATCGGCCGCGTCGTCGGCCCGGTTCATGTGCTGGACCACCAGGTCGAGGCTGTCGTCCATGCTTGAGTTGATGAACATCTTGCACGTCCGGCCAGTGACCGTCTTCTTCGCCATCTCCCCGGTGAACTGGCCGTGAGTGCTTCCGGGCCTGAGGTCGCCCTTCTCGTCGAACGGGTTGTTCTGCGACTTGGTCCAGGCCTGCTCGATCTCGGCCATGGTCATGATCTCCGTGTACGGCTCACCCTCGGCCGGGATGATCGTGCAGTAGGCGGCCACGATCTTCGTCTTGTCCACGTTCTTGAGGCTCTGCATGTGCTTCGTGATCTGCTTGTTGCCGCGGTCGATGACGTACTCGAACTCGTCCCCCTCGTAGACGGGCTCCGCAAAGACATCCTTGCAGTGCGTCACCCGCTTGGTGACGGCGACGGTGCCGAAGTACGACCGTTGGCAGACCAGTTGGCTGCCGTAAGCGATGAAGTACACCTGCTTCTTGCTCGGATTCAGCCCCTGGATCGCCATGTCCAGGAGCGAGTTCACTATGCTCTCGTGGGTGCAGGACTGGAGGACCGGCCTCTTCTCCTTGTCTTTCACCCCCTGCAAGGTGAGCCAGGCGCTGGCCAGGGCGTTGCCCACCGAATAGTTGGCCGGGAAGTTCAGCCGGCCGTTCGCCTGGAGCTCCTTAATCTGGGCCGCCACGATGTCGACCGGGTTCTTCTTAGCAATTGCCGTCGTCTGCTTCTCTGCGGTTGCCACGTTACTCTGCCTCCTTAAGTTGAATCTCCACGTCGAGCCGGGCCCCGAACGTAACCCGCCCAGCATCCCCTCCCTGCACGATCCGCAGGCTCGTTATCTGGGCGGTCTCGCCGCGATCCATACGGGGCGCGAGATTGGCGGCCAGCGCCTTGGGGACGTAGCCCACTTGCCTGCCGCCGATCCGAACCTGGATTGCGTTCGGGTCGTACGGGTTAGCAGGCTCCCGGACAAGAGCGCCCGCGAGTTGATCCCCTTTCGCCTGGTCGTCCGCCAGTACCGCCAGGATCGCCTGCCGCCCCTCGAAGCTAACGCCGGCCACGGTGACCTGCAGCCTGTCGCCCTCACCGAGGAATTCATAAGGGTCGTATGGCATCTCAGACTTCCTCCTTCAGCTTGCGGAGCAGTTCTATGCCCTCGGCTACCAGGCTGACGGGTTTTGAGTCGTCCACAACCCTGAGGGTCTCATCATCCTTGCTGACTACCAACCGGATAAGCTGACCCCGCACAGGGATGAGCTTGGTAACCCCCTCTGCCCCGTCAACCCAAATCGGGGCAGAGAAACCGTAGTGCTCCGAGAGGGTGTTGAGGACATCGAGGCCGATCTTCATCTGACTACCGCTGTTGAGGTCGCTGTAAGGCACGCCTTTGTAGACGGTCTGACAGGTTTCCGCCAGGGCGCCGTTGACCTGCGTCTCAAACAGCTTGAAGGTGGCGTGCTTGAAGCGGGCATTGATGCGGTCCTCCAGGAGCCGGACCTTCGTGCGGACGAACTCCTCGCTGAGGTAGAGTTCTGCCTCCAGGCGCTCGAACTCCGAGGCTAGCTCCCGCTCCTGGGCCTTGAGCTCCTCGATGCGCTTCTCGCCTGACTGTCTCTGGTCCAGGAGGAGCAGCGACTTCTCGTGGGACGCTACCGCCTCGCCCAAGGCAGCTACCTCCGCCCGCATGTCGTCCAGGACGGCCTGGCTGCCGGATCGCAGGCCGGCTATGGTCTCCCCTAGCGCATCCCTCTCATTCGCTAGTTTCGCGTACTCAACGGTCTCGGAGACTTTGCCGCCCTCCAACTGGAGTTTCTCGAACTGGACCTGACCGGCGCTCGCCTGGCGCTTCAGGTCCGCGAGGCGCTTCTCGACCGCAGCAGTCTGTTTCTGGCACCTGGCGATCTCGACTTCGACCTGCTTGCGCTGCTCCTTGGTCGCCTTCCCCTGGGCATTGATAGACTCCAGTTTCTCGGACATGTCGAGGTTGAACTGCTCCAGGGCCTTCTCGCGGGCTCTGGCGACCATGTCTTCCGGGAGGGACTGGCCGCAGGTCGGGCAGGTCGCCAGGTCGCTATGCGTGAATTCCCGCGATTGAGTCTCATTGAACTGCTCGTGGAGGCGCTGGAGCCTTTCGTCCAGGCGCTCCGCTTCCCGCTCTGCGGTGACCTGCTCGCCGGCGAGCCCGGTCAGTTCTCGCTCCGCGGAGCCCGCCTTGAACCTCAGGTCTTCCACTTCCGACCGCTTCGTGCGGACGGCCGTGTCGTGCGCGGAGCGGGCGCGGTTCTCCAAGTCTAGGAGGTGCCCCTCGATCTCTCGCAAGCGCTTCTGTTTCTCCGCAGCCTCTCCCCCGGTCTGAGCCCGGGCGAGTTCTTCCATCTTGACCTGGCGGTCCGCTTTCAGGCCGCCAAGGTCCTCAGCGAGTTTCTCCGTGTCCAGTTTCGAGACGTCCGGCAGACCCCGTTGGACCTCCGCGATCCGCACCAGGATCTTCTCCAATTCCTTCTTGATGACGGTCTGCCTGGCCGCTATGACCTTGCGGTGGTCTTCCAGGCTTCGGTTTCCGAGAATCTCCGTCAGGTCGGAGAGCTTGACATCAGAGGCGATTACCTGGTCGTCGCTGATGTCGCCGCAGACCTCTAGGAGCAGCTTCCGGCGCTCCTGCCAATGGAGCTCTCGATTGAAATAAGCGGGGTCGCTGAGGAGCCGGAATACGTTCTCGTCCACGATTTCCGCAATCCGCGCTTCGTATTTCGCCTTAGCGACTGGGACCCCGTCGACGAAGTGGGCCGTCTCGTGGCCGGTGAAGACCGAATTCGCGCTGCCTCTCTGCTTGGTCCATTTCTCCGAATACACCTTGCGGAGGGTGAACTGCCTATCGCCTAACTCGAACACGCCCTCGACCTCGTGGTCCAGGCCGGAGATCGCCTTGCCGTTTTCGTCGAGCGTCTTGATCTCGAAGTCAGCCCGGTTGAGCGAGTCTTTGCCGAAGAGGAGGTAAACAAACGCATCGAAGAGCGAGGTCTTGCCTGTCGCATTGTTTCCCATGATCGACGCGTTCCTGCCGTCGATGTCCAGGGTGAAATCCTTGATGCCTTTGAAATTGCTGAGGCGTAGCTGGAGCAGTCTGAGCGACTTGCCTTCCGCTCCAGAGTCAAGGACCTCCTCCTTCATCGTCAGCACGTTGACTAGCGATCCTTGCTGTAGACTCTGGCGCGTAGTAGACTGCTGTTGTCCGGGCCGCTCTTGGAGCGGCTCTCTTTTTGTTTCCAAGTCACTGACCTCCCTTGAGCCATAGAACCAAGAACACCAGGATCTCCACCGCCAGTGCCGCGACGTAAGTCCACCGCATGCGCCGGAGCCTCGCGTCCGTCATGGCTGCACCTTGGTGAGGGCGGCAACAGCGTCAAAAAGTGCATGGTGAGCCTCGAGGTGCGCCTTCCTAGCGGTGTGATAGGCGTCGTAATCATCACCGACCGCACTTGCCACAGCGACCTGATCACTCGTAGCGGTGAACGCCTTCGCCGCCTCCACGACCTCCGCCAAGTCGAAGTAGCCAACCGCGTCAAGGGCGGCATTCATGCTCTCCAGTCTGTTTGTGGGATTGTCCTTTTCTGCGCGAGTCTCGGTGTAGGCATCAAGCGCCTTGCATACCGCATCTACCTTCCTAAGTGCCGCCTTGCGCTGCTCGTCTGTCATGCCCGCGCCTCCTGCCTTGCCATTTCTCGATCCAGTTCTTCCTGAATCGTCTGGCGGTCCTCAGCCCGGGCGAGTTTCAATCCACGCCGGGCACATTTCACGAGGATAGCCAGCAGAGCCGTGGCGTCGCCGTCGTAATGAAGTCTGGGGTCCAGTTGCAGCCTGTTCTCCTTGACGCTCACGTTTTCGCCTCCTCGGGCTGATGGACGGCGGCGAGCCTCCCGCACATGTCGACGAGTTTGTTCATGAGCACGATGTAGAAGCGGTCAATCTCGTCGGGTTCGTTGATGCGCTTCTTGACATCCTCGTAGGCATCTTCCGAGCAGAAGCGCCCGCCGTCGGAATAGTGGAAAACGGTCTTGCCCTGCGAATCCGGGGAGTACCGCCGGACCTGTTCCAGGTTGATAGTGGTAATGGTCCTCATGGTTGCGCCGTAATCCGTGATCTCTTTGTGCGTAACCTCGATGAACCTCACTTCAGAAGCCTCCCCTCAGATGGATCTCCAGAACGCCGCCAGCACCGCGAACAGGATCGCCGCACAGACCGCCGCGACCGCCAGGTTCACCCACATGAGCTCCCGCTGGACCTTCTTGGTTCTGGCGATCTCCCTCAAAAGGTCGGTCGCCGCAGCCTCGAAGCCTTGGCTGTCGAGGATCTCGACCGCTCGCCGCATGACGCGCCTCACCGTCGGGTTCGAGGTGGTGGTTAGAACCGAGTCCAGAGCCGCCCGTACATCGCCCTCGGTGATCGTGTCAGTCACGCCAGATCGCCTCCTTTCTTGCTGTACATTCCGGGGTCAACGTATCCAAGTGACTGAGATGCCTTCCCGAGAGGGATAGGGTCGCCGCGCCCCTGTGTACGTGGACCAAAATCACTAGGATGGGCCTCCTGGTTCCTCTCCTGGCGTTCCCCGCGCCGCTTTCTGTTCCATGGCCATTTTCTTCATGCGGAGGACGCTCGCCGCCCTGACGCCGTTCGTTACCTTCCGGGGTCTATGGATCGAGATGCAAGCCTTCGGCAGGTCGTAGGTCTTGGAGACGATCCTGCCTTCCATCCGCCCGACCTCCGTTGCCTTCGCCCACTTGTCCAGGCGACGCATGACCGCTGGCGAGGACGTGTAGAGGTTCCAAGTCGTTTCTGCTTCTGAGCGGTTCAAGATCGTCTCGCGTTCTTCACGAGTCAAGGAGTAGGCCTTCATCACGATACCTTCTCGAACAGGTCTTCCAGGGGCGCGTTCAGGTACTTAGCCAGGATGCCCGCTGTGTCGGCGCTGATCGCGTGGCCCGTCTCGATCCTGCACAGAGTCCGGTAATCAAGGCCGAGGTTGCGGCCTACATCCACCCGTTTCAGGCCGCGGATCACCCGCAGGAGCGTCATGTAAGCCACTCCGTGGTCGTTGAGCCAGCTCCGGTACTGCCCGGGCCTGCCATTTGCCGACCTCTTCGTGAAGCGTTGATATTCCTGCCTGATGACCTGCTCGATACGCTGACGGCTCACGCCCATCTCCCTGGCCGCCGTCGCTTCGGGTACTCCGTGGTAGAGCATCTCCACGATCCTGCGGTTGCGCTCGGCCAACCCCCTGGGCACTTTGCATTCCCCACTTTCCCGTTCTCATCCGATTGAGTCCGACGGCCTATACCGCTTTCTGCGCCGCCTGGCTACACTGTTGACTTACCTCCGAGCCTCCGGCGACCACTAGCGTAAGCGCCGGGGACCGGACCGTGGCGGGCTGGGGATACTTGATGTTGAAGGCAGCCCTCAAGGCCGCAAGTTCCCTCTCGGGGTCCGGCTCGTACCGGCGGAGCAGAATCGGGTCGAGGCGGCTAGACATCGGCGGGAGCCTCCTTGTGCTTCCTCGTCGCTGCGTTGAGTTCAGCATCGAAGAAATCGGCTGGCCTAGCGCCCAACGCCTTGGCGAGAAGCTCAATCTGTTCCGTTGTCACCCTGCGTTTCCCTAGTTCAATCAGGCTTAGGCCCGCAGGAGTCATTCCGATCTGCCGGGACACTTCCGCCAGCGTGAAGTGCTTCTGGCTTCGCAGCATCCTGATTCGTTCGCCGGTATTCATCGGTAGTCACCCTCTCGACGCGTCGTTGAGTTCTAGCCTCAATGTAAATCGACGCGGCGTTGAAGTCAATAGGGGAAGTCAACATTTTGGCGAAAGAATTCTACTCTCTGTTGAGTCCTGCTAGAATCGGAGCGCAAGGCGGAGACGGGGGCGGGAATATACTTGCCTAACACGTTCGGCAGCAGGTTGCGAGCTGCACGTCAAGGACGCGGATACACTCAAGAGGACGCCGCTAAACAGATTGATGGACTCACGGCCTCAGCCCTCTCCAACTACGAAAGAGGCGTGAGGGACCCCGACACGGAACGCTTGGCTCGCCTTGCGGCACTCTATGGAGTTACGGTTGACTGGCTCCTCGGCAAAAAGGCCGGGCCAGAAATCCTTCCCATGTATCTGGACCATCTATCCCCCGGCATGCAGGCTTTCGTGCGGCGCGAGGTTGCGGCAGGTTGCCCCTGGCTCCATGTCATAAGGGAGATAGTGGAGAAAGGGCTTACGGTTCAGGAGATTGAGCAGGTCCTGAAGCTCTTCGTCAAAGCGAAGGGAGGAGCGGAGCGGAAAGCAGACAGCGGATCGCAACCAGATTACGCACCCCCGTCCACCAAGAGATAACCTCACCCCCGCTGCCTGCCTCATCGGACTACAGACAAAGAGGGGACGCCGATGATGCCGCAGGCCGCCAAGAAGGAATTCATCGTTGAGTTTCAACCGCTACCCAAGCGCATTGTGGCCGTGCTCGCTGACCGTTGGCTCTTCGTCAACGACGAGCAGGTGGACAAGCAGAACGAAGCTGTCCTGTGGGCCAGGAAGATGGTGGCCGCAGGCAAGACTCACGAGATCATGTGGCTAACCTGAGAGAGGAGGGACCCTGGAAATGAGTTGGCGGTTTCGCAAGAGCATCAATCTCGGAGGCGTGAAAGTCAACCTCAGCAAAAGCGGGGTCGGCATGAGTGTCGGCGGGAAAGGACTTCGAGCGGGGATAGGACCGAAGGGACCTTACCAATCGATGGGAATTCCAGGAACGGGTCTTTACTCTGTGAACTATGCGTCGAGCGGGTCGAAGAACGCACCGGCCAGGACGCCTGCCGGTAGCGTCCCCGTCTCGTCGTCGGTTGGGTTTGAACAGATGCCTTCGCATGGCGCGTTGGGGCTAGGCACGATGTTCAAATCAGGTTGCCTCTTCTTCACGCCGCTCCCGATGCTGATCTTCGGCTGGAAAATCGCAGCGATAGCCGCCGCGGTCATCCTGCTTATCTACCTCGTGGAGAAAAAGTCGGACGTGGGAAAGGAGGCGGCCCTGTATAGCGGCGTGCTAGAGAAAGTATCGACCAATCGATACGAGGAAGCCGTGGCCGGACTACACGAGCTCTCGCAACGGCCCAAACCTGCCGCAGGTTTGCACCTCGCCCTGGGATACTGCTATCTGAAGAGTGGACAACGGGAGCAGGCGCTCAACGAGTACCGCGGATATGTCGAGAAGGTTCCGTCTGACACGGCGACCGCCGTGCGCTTCGCGGGATATCTCATTGAGGAGAATCGGTTGGAAGAGGCGCTCGCCATCCTTGACCGGATGCCTCCGCTGCCCAGTCTGGGCCTTATTCTAACGTGGATGAAGGGAATGTGTCTCCTGGGTCTGGAACGTCCGGCATTGGCCATCGAGGTGTTAAAGACCGCACCTTTGAGGCAGAAACTACCTGACCCGACTCTTACCTCGATCCGGTACACACTCGGGAGAGCGTACGAACTCAGCGGGAATCGAGAGAGGGCTGCCGCCCTGTTCAGGCGGGTCTATGCCGACAACGCGAACTATCAGGGCATCCAGGACGCGCTGGCGAGAGTGGAAGGCGTAAAGACCCCTGATGAACCCGAGGCGTGAATCCAGCCGTGAAGGTCGCCGGGTACTTCAGGGTGAGCACCGAGGAGCAGCGAGAGCGCTCCACAATCCAGAACCAGCTCGACTTCTACCGGAAGTACCTGGACCTCCACGGCCTCCAGGACGCCGGGGTGTACCCCGATGACGGGGTCAGCGGCACGATCCCGCTGGAGGAGAGAACACAAGGCGCGAAGCTTCTAGCTGATGCGAAATCCCACCTCTTCAGCCAGGTCCTCGTCTACCGGCTTGACCGAATAGGCCGCGATCCCCGCGTCATCCTCAACGCGGTCCATGAGTTGCAGCAGGCAGGCGTGACGGTCAAGTCCATGACCGAACCCTTCGAGACCGGCACCGTCTACGGCGAGTTCATGATGAGCATCCTGGCGGGCGTGGCCGGGCTGGAGAGAGGGGTATTCCTGGAGAGGAGCGCCCTCGGCACCGCGAGAGCCGCCAGGGACGGCAAGTGGCTCGGCGGCATCGTGCCCTACGGATACCGGGTGGACGGCGAGGGGCGGTTGGAGGTATCCGAGGCGCCGCTCGAAGGCGTCAACATGACGGAGGCCGGGGTCGTGCGCCTAATCTACGCCTGCGTCGCGGAGCGGGGCTGGAGCACCATCAAGGTGGCAGACCATCTCAACGCGCTGGGCATCCCGACCAGTTACGGCAAGGACGGACGCTTGGTGAAGCGAGGCCAACGCAAGGTCCGCACGGCCAACCTCTGGAGGCCGGGCCGGATCAGAAACATGGTCGTGAATCCGACGTACCGGGGAGAACACCAGTACGGGAAGCGTACAGCCAAGAAGCGGGAGCTCATTCCCAGGTTAGTCCCCGCCATCGTGGACGACGCCACCTGGCGCAAGGCCCAGGCCGTTCTCCGGAGCAACCTCATCGAGGCCACTCGCAACGCGAAACGCCCGTATCTCCTGCGGGGCCTGGTGGTCTGCGGGACTTGCGGACTGCATTACGGCGGGACCTCATACAAGGGACCCGGCGGCAAGCTTAAGGCGTACTACGTCTGCGGGGGCAAGACGGCATACCGGGGGCCGCTCCAGGGAAGATGTCGCAACTCGAACGTCCCGGCCGAGTGGCTGGAGGAGGCGGTTTGGGAGGACCTCATGGGTTTCATCCGCAATCCGGGCGACGCCCTGCGGAGGTTGCGAGAGGACGCCGGGGAGCCGAAGACCGGGGATACGGCCGCTGAGCGCAGGAACCTCGAATCCGCGCTGGCGGGGAAGGACGTTGAAAGGCAGCGGGTAATGTCGCTCTACCGGCGCGGGTTCGCCAGGATAGGAGACGTGGAGGTCCAACTGCGGGAGGTGGAGCGCGAGGAGAAGGCGCTCAAAGAAGAACTGGAGAGCTTGGTGAGAGACGAAAGCGACCGGGCGGGACAGGCGGCCAGGTTCGAGTCCGCAGAGGCGCTCCTTGACTCCCTGCGCGAGTCCGTGACTGGCGACGTGCCGTGGGAGAAGCGGAGAGAGTTGGTCAAGTTGCTGGTGAAGGAGATCCGCGTGAGCCCGCCTGCGGACGGCGGCAGGAAGGCGGTGGTCGAGGCGACGTACCTGTTCTCCCAGGTAACCTACCGCACGGGCATGGGTTCATATAGCAACCTGGGAGCATAGAAAAGGAGCCTCGGTTAGGAGGCTCCTCGGGTAGGCCGAACTATCTATTCCTCCGCCATCTTCCTGAGCACCTCGAAGCCCTGGCGCAAAGCGACGATCACCCGCTCGTTGGTGAGGTGGAAGGCTGCCACAATCTCCGGCAGGCGGTTCGCCGCCGCCAGCCATTGATCGGGCCGCGCATTGCAGAGTCCGCATCCGAGGTCGCGGTGCAGATACCACTCGGCTTCCGGCTCCTTCGTGCCCTCGAACACGTAGTAGAGAGGCTTGCCGCCGCCTGTCTCCACCGTCATGTACAGGTGGCTGTCGAGGTTGCTCCTGACCTCCCTTACGGTGAGCGTCATCCCGGCCGCTTCCACGGTCGTGCCTACGGGCACGGCCTCGGCTATGGCGTCGAGCACATCTGCCACCAGGTAGCGGAGCTGCTCCGAGAGTTTGGTCCGCTCCTTGCCCGAGGCCTGGAGGTCGGCCAGGTATTGCTGCAACCTCCTCCTGCTTTCGGTCTTGGACGCAGGATAGATCCGCTGCCAGCCCTGCTTCGGATCCTCGAACTCGCTGAGGTCGTCGTCGTTGGTAACCAGGTGGCCGTGGTCGTAATCGCGCCAGATAGTGTATCCGGCGTGCAGCGCGTGGCCCAGACTGTTCTTATCGTCACAGACCCAGATTTCCGTTACAGGCTTGTCGAGGTCCGGTGCGGCCTCCGGCTCCTGCGCCAGCACCTTCTCCAACTGGTCGCCGTAGAACACGGCAAGGAAGTCCCGGAGGGCAGCGCCGTGCTTGGCCTTCTGGATCATTGCACTCTCCCTGATTGTGAGACTCAGGTTGCGGTTCATCGTTAGATCCTTTCTCCTGCGCTTAGGGGCGCGGCCCCTTGAGTTTAGCCGAAAACTTCGTTCCACACCTCGTCGCGGATCTGATCGATCCGCTGTCTGATCTCGTCCTCCTCGGCCCAAGACTCGGCCTCGACGATGATACTGTTAGGCATTGCGCCCTCGGCGTTTTGCAGGTCGATTTCGATGTCGCACTCGGGATACTCGGCTGTGAGCCGCTTGTGGAGCAGGTCGACATAGCGGTCGAGCAGGGGCACGGAGTCGCCCTGGAAATCGTTCGGGACCAGGTTACCACCGAGTTCGGTGATTAGGATACGCATCGGGATCATCCTTTCTCCCGCGCTCATGCGGGGCGGTGAGAGGGCCTAGAACGTATGTATCCGCGTGATCTTGGTCGTGCCGTTGGGCATCGCCCACTTGGTTACGGCGTCGGTCGAGCATTCTTTTACGCTGCCGTCGCAGTCCTCCATCCAGGTCTCGATAGCTACGGGCTTGCCTGCGACCTTGGCCTGGGCAAACGCTGCCTCGACTTTGGCCTGCCTTGCAGCGGTGCTGGCCCGAGCCTTGGCGACTTTGGCGGCTTCCGTGGCGGCGATTGCGGCAAGGATCTCGTCGCGCCGGGCCTCCGTGATGAACCAGAACATCCCGTCGCAGGGGAGAACCCCGTCGCAGCGGCGATCCATCTCGGTGTACTTATAAGCCACTGGGATCCGCTCGCAGCCGGTGGCGGTAACGTGAGGGTTGCAGGCCTGATAGTCCTTGCGGTACTCGGCGATCCTGGGATCCGGCACCACGCAACAGATAGTGCATTCGCTGTCCCACCGGGCTACCGCGAGCTGGGGTCTCTGGGCCTCTTTCTGGTTCGCAGTCATCTCGGTCATCTCGCGTCTCCCCTTCTCATTCCTCTACCCTGATTATATCATCATCCTTGCCGTTTGCAACAGATATTTGCTTCCACGCGCAGATATATTTTCATCGGTGTCAATCCTCTCCTCTCCCCGATGATATTTGCCACCGCGATTGTTGCAAAGGCAAAGCCCTGCTCAGGGCATGTTTGGATTTCAGACGAGGAGGCAAAAGGGTTGAAAACAACAAAAGCCCTGCTAGATAGGCCTGTTTTTAGCCCTTGTGGGCGGCGCTGCTTTTTGGCAGGTACAATCAGTTAGGGTGCGTGAGAAGTGCCTCTTAAATCGCCTCGTAGCGCGTCCTTTTTTCGGGGCGGGAAACGGAAAGGCCCCCAGCTTTTCAGCCGGGAGCCTGCTTGTATGGGATATTCACAGGCGCCGTACCTAGCGCCGTCAGTCGTCGGTTTCGTTGCACCCTATGCCGCTCACCCTCGGATCGGGGTCGTCTATGTGGAGGTGTTGAGGGCGGCCTCGGGATTCTGGGAGTCCTTGTTGTTCTCAAACCACCGCTTGATTATCGGATGGACACCGCTGGAACCGCCCGCCATGAGGATCGCCGCAGCCAGGATGCCGAATACCGCCCACTGGAACGGGATGGCGAACATCTCGAACAGGTTGAAATTCGCTCCATAGGCGATGACCACTGAATATGCGAGCGCCAGGAGGAGCGTCACGTCACAGCCAAGAACCTTGCGCTTATCGAGGAATGGGAAGACGTGGATCGTGCCCTCCACCAAGCGTTCGACGAGAAAGGCACAGAACAACCAGACGAACAGCCGAACCAGATTTACTTCGCCCATAAGGAACTCCTTTCTTTGGCTAGACGATTGCCTGCTTTACTCTTGCGAGAGTTTCCCATAACCGCCCGACCTCGCCTTTGAGCCCGGCCACCTCCGCCCTGATCGCCGCGAGCTCATCCGGCTTCGTGACCTTCGCCAAGTCCGCCAGGTACTTCAACTGTTCGCTGTCCTGGAAACCATCGAGGAGCCACCAGCTCCAGATCCTAAACCCGCCCGCGTTCGCGATCTCCAGGAAGTCCTTCACGCCGCCCAGGCCCGCGCTGAACTCGCCGATGGGGTGGATGGGCAGGCCGAGCGGCCCGTAGTCCTCCGCCGTGATCTGCAGCATCTCCTCGCGGGAGGCCCTGGTGGTCCTCTGCGCCAGGTCGAAGTAGTCCTGGGGCATCACGACGGAGCAGAAGGCGGAGAACACGTCCGCCGGATAGAAGTTGTGGCTATAACGTAGGTTCCACTGTGGAGCAAACGCAAGCCTGCTCTTAGCGTCCGGGACCTTGCCCAGAATCCTGTCGCCGAAGCGCCTCGCCCAGTCGCGGCCCTCAGGGACCTCCCAATACCCCTCAGCATCGATGACGTAGCCAACGGGGTAGCGGCTCAACACATCTACCACGGCATCGGCCTCTTTGAGGAGGTTGCCGTAGGTATCGCCATACACGTACCCCCAGGCCAGCAGCGGAATACTGAGGCTCGCACACCTCTCCGCTATTTTCGCGAACTTCTCCTGGAAGCCGTACTTGCTATCGTCCGCCGGGTCCCCGTCGTGGTACTTCGCGCATATCCCGTAGCCGGTGTCCTGGGCGGCCGAGATCACCCGGTCAATCCCGCCGCAGTCGGAAGAGTCGAGAACCCAGAGGAACTTGTGGTCGAAGCAGCTAGTCATGGCTCCGCTGCTCCTTCACCTTGCCATTGGTTTTCCGGTACATAGCCAACGAGGTAGTCAGGTTCGCAACGAGCAGCAGGATAGTGGCCCAGAACATTGCTTCCAATGTGCTAACCCTCCTCAGTAGGTCCACGATCTGTTGACCGTGCACCGCTACCTGCCTCATGAGTTCCATGAGCGTTGAGTCTCCCATGGGTAGCCGCCTCCTCCTCAAATAGAGAGACCGCCCTCATGGAGCGGCCTCGTGATGCCTTTGTCTGTGAGAAAGAATCACCCTGTAGTGCAAATCCAAATATGTGATTGCCGCCCAATGAAGTTGAAGGAATTGCAGGAATTGCGGAGAATGCCGCATTCATGGAATTCCGATCAGTCATCATCATAGGCGCGGGCGGTCACGGCAAGGTTGTAGCCGATATTGCTCAGCTCTCTGGTCTCAAAGTCGTCGGGTTCGCCGATGACGTCGTGACGGGCGAACCGCTTCCCGACCTGCCTGTTCTCTATCGAATCGCCGACATTCCCGACGGGTCAACCATCATCTTGGGGATAGGAGACAACCAGGCCCGCCGAAGGATCGCGGAGTCGCTTGCGCCGCGAGTGCTGTTTGCCACCATCATCCACCATACCTGCACAGTCTCGAAGTATGCGACTATCGGCGAGGGTTCAGTGTTGATGCCTGGCGCTGTCGTCAAAGCAGTCACCACAATCGGCAACCACGTCATCCTGAACACCAACTGCGCCATCGGACATGACTGTGTTATAGGCAATTACGTCCACGTCGGGCCGGGTGCCAATGTCTCCGGCAATGTGCAAATCGGAGACGGCGTTCTGATTGGCGTCGGTTCCTGCATCATCCCCGGAGTTCGCATCGGCGCGGGGAGTATCATAGGTGCAGGCAGTGTGGTTGTCCATGACGTCCCTGATGGGGTTACGGCATACGGTGTTCCAGCGACCGTGAAGTGCGTATCTAGCTAAGGAGCCTCGTGAAGCCTCACAGTCAGACGATGTAGCTATAGCTCACGCTGTAGGTGATGCTGTCCGCGTCCGCGTGGTTTACGACTATTCCCCAATTCCGTGGTAACGGTTGACTCACCGCTAAATTTGCCACGGGTGTCGCGCCAGGATACACCGTGAGGACCACTGGATAGGTCGTGACATCGGTAATCGCCGCGCTGGCCAGAATGTAATTCGAGTGGCCGCTGATGAAGTCCGTTTCCCCGATGTTCACGACGATGCTGGGCGTATCGCTTTTGGCCGTCACATTGATGAACACTTTGACGCCGCGGGCGTTGTAGTTCGTCTGGCCTGCGCTAACGGCAACTTCAGTCCTCGCCTGGCTTGCCAGAAGCGTGCCCTCGGCGTTGTTGCGCCACCTGTCCCAGGTCGCGCCGTTGAATCCCATCTTCCCGGCGACAGCGTGAATCCATCCCGCCGCGCCCGTCAAGGCGTCAGCAGGGGCCGCCGAGGATACGCGCACGGCTTGAACGTTTGTCCCGTCCGAGCCAGCCATGAGCCCGCCGTATGTCCCGATTGCCGCGCCGAGCAGTTGGATGTGGCGGGCCAGCCACGCCCTCACGCCGCCCACAGCGGCCTTGACGGTGCTCGCGCCGGAGAGGGCGTCGGCATCCGTAGTCGTGCCGAGAGCCACGTCCTTGCCGTCCTCGGTGCGGGTGTTCAGGGCGTTATCCAGGCCGTGAAGCGGCATGAAAGCCGTGGCGGTGGCGTCCCAGGCTTGAGGCAGGACGTTGCCGTTGGCATCCTTTTTCAGCGTACTGGTCTCTGGAGTCGGCATAGCAAACACACCTTTCTAGTCGAACATGAGTTTGGAAGCGGAAACTAGTGGACTAGGCTTCGACGGCCTTGAGCAGCCTCACGAGGATGTCCTGGTCGTCGGGTCTGAACTTGCCCAAAGTGATCTCCGTATGCGGAGGGCTGGCGAGGGGCCTATGCACCTTGCGCTGGATAGGCATTGCCTCGCTCAGGCCCGCTTCGGCCAGCACGACCCATATCTTCTGGCTGAAGGGAACGCTGGTCGTGAGGGGGATCTTGCCGCTGACCGTGACCTGGTCGTAACCGTGCACCGCCAGCCAGGCCGCGGCTATCGCCGCGCACTCGGCCGCGTCGCCGGCGTCAACGTAGAGTATCCGCTGGATCGCGTCGTCGGGGTCAATACCCGTGAGCGTAGCCGTGCCGCTGACCTCGGGAGAGCTGTTGCGGACGATGACCTTAACCGTCGTCGCGTCCCGGGTGAAGTAGTCCAGCCTGAGGCCTTCCGGGAAGAACCTCAGGTAACTGGCGGTCGGAGGCTCGAACACCCGGTCCCACATGATTGAGACCGTGGGCGCGGTGAGACTCGCTTCCTTGACCACGTACACGATCCAGTCGGTGCCGTCATAGTAGAGATAGTAGAGCACGCCGAACCTTCTCCGCACCTCCTCGAAAGCGTCCAGGGCGCGTTTGCCTATGAGCGACAAGGCCCCGGTATCCCCCAGCGCCGGTATGCCGGTGTTGACCAGCGGCGTGCAGATCGCCGTTACTATCGTCCCGAGCGTCGTCCCCAGGTCGTCGCTGGCGTAATCCGCGACTATGAGCCTATCCGCGAGGATCTGGTCGCCTGAGGAGCAGATGAGCCAGGAGGTCTCAGGCCCAGGCTCCACCTTGAACACCTTGCCGCGCCACCTCTCCGTGTGCGCCGTCACGTCCCGGATGCCCACTTCCACCACCTTATCTAGGTAGGCCATGGCCCCGCCCGGGCCTCCGTGGACCAGCGTGAACTTGAGGTAGTCGATGATCGGCGCGTAGTGGCCATCGGCCTTGGCCGTCATCAGTATGCGTAATCGGTACTTCGTGAATTCCGTGAGGGTGAACGTGTCGCCGTCAGCCAGGGCCATCTCCAAACCCTGCCCCGGCATCTGCGCGGAGGGAGACAGCCAGAGGCCCAAGGTCGTGCCTGCGGGTTCGACGTAGATCATGTCGAAGGTCAGGGTGCCCGGCCCGAAGCCGAACCCGGTGACGTACTCGGCGGCATCCGTGACGAACTCATAACAGACTACCTGGAGAGTCCAGTCAAACGCCTCGGCCGACCAAACCCCGGCCTTCCACGTCCAGCCTTTGCCGTCGTCGTAAGCCGTATCGGTGCGGGTCCAGAAGCCGTTGGCGGTCGTGACCGGGATGATGACGATGGCATACGTCCCGTCGTAGAGAGGCACCGGCGCGGGGAACGTGAACGTGATCCACGCGCCCGCCGTGTTCACCACCTGCGACGGGGAGGTCGCTATGACCGTTGCGGTAGGTTCTCCTGTGCTGTCGCAGGCGCGGAGTTCGACGTAGATAGTGCGGTTCGCCGCGTCAGTGTCCAGGTGCAGCAGGACCTGTTTCAGTAGGCAACCCCCGGCGATGAAGGTCTGCGCCCGCCTGACCGATTCGGTCGTCCAGTACCAGTTGTCCTGGCTGCCGCCGACTAGAGAGAGGTCCACGGGGATGTGCGTACCCGCCGTCGCCGTTGGGTGCAAAGCACCGTTAGCGGTCTGCATGTTCGTGGACGCTATGGCCTTCGCGTCGCTCCACTCGTCGGCGGTGTCCACGAGGTGCTCCATCGTGCCGCCCTTGTTGGACACCTCGATGCGGAACTGGCCCAGCTCGCCGTTAGCCGTCTCCCGGACCTCCATGTCGAAAGCCTTGACCGGGTCGCCGTCTATCTCCAGGCCGTAACTCCCCCAGATAGTCAGCAGGACGTGGACGTGCCAGATGCTGCTGGCCGTGCACCAGGCGTATGCGTCCTTCACCTGGCCGTCGAAGTACCAGGTGCCTATCGCGGGCTCAGCCGGAGGGGTGTACCGGGCCTTCACGGCCTGCGCCACGCCGCCTGCGGGAAACGCAGCCCACGCCGCGCCGGTCCAGTACGTCCAGTTTGCCTGCGAAGCGGAAGTGTCCAGGGTCGTGGGAGCGGCCATGGCCGGGCTGGTCGAATAGCGCAACTTGAAGTGTATCGTCGCGGCGTCTGAGTCAACGTCGGTAGGGGCAACAGCCTCGAAGTAAATCTGGTCGCGCTCCAGGGATGCGCCCGTGGCCGGGTAGTTGAACGCCGGGGCCGCCAGGGTAGGTTGGTAGGTTATAACAATCTTCCGCTCGACGTGGAGCGAACCTTCGATGGCATAGGTCAAGAGGTTACTGCCTGTCGTGAAGCCCGCCAGGTCGAGTTCAGCGCTTTCCACCCCATCCGCCAGGTCGCCTGCGTGGGACGTGGAGGATGCCCCGATGGTCACCGTTGGGTCGTGGGTTACGGCGGTTTTGGTGCCATAGGTTGAGCATCCGACCGATTGATTGCCCACCAAAGTGCAGGTTCCGCGTTCGTGGGCTGCGCTGACTGTCTCTCCAATGTGGCTTGTATAACACGACGGAGCAGCACAGCTTAGCGTCGCTTCGCTGCCAGGCGTAAGAAAAGTCTGGGTATAGTACGTGCCCCAAGGGGCCGTGAGCCAGAGATAAACCCATTGTGCGTCGTCTGTGTCGTTCCGAAGAGTGACCAGGGCAAGGGCCGTATGGTGGCTGAACACGTAGCCCCCAGGCGTTGCGGGTAGAGTCGCCGAACTCACTCCGGTGTCGCTGGCATAAGAAGTAATCGGACCATCCGCACCTCTCCACGTGATATGAGCGCCGTCTATGTTTGTTGAAGCCAGCGCGATGGTCTCTGTGCCTGCGGTATGGAGTAGCGCCCAGCCAGTGTCGTAGGTTTTGCTCATTGTTGCCCAACAACCTCCTGTCAGGCATAAGAGGCTCACCAAGACCGCCCACGCCAGGAATCGCCTCATCGTGGATACCTCCTCACGATGAAGATGATGTCCAATCGCGGCAGATGTCAATAGAGCCTAGCCCCGGTACTCGTTAGATACGGAACCGGATCGCTGGCCGTGAAGAGCATGGTCACTTCATGGTGTCCCGGCCACAGGAACCGCTCGTCCTGAATCGAGCCGCTCGTGTCAGCGTAGTACTGGCCGTCTGTCACCCCAGCATACGCAAGGTAAAGGTAAGCCGAAACATCGGCGTGGCAGACGGCGCGGAGGGCGATCAGGTCAGCGTCCGAGGCCACAGATACGGTGCACCTGATGATGGTGGCTGGCCTGCCCATGTAAAACCTCTCGGTTATGTCCGTGCCGGGGTAGTGCCGAAAGGACTCCGCCGTCGCAGGCGTGATGATGAGGGTGTCCTCTTTCAGGTTCAGGGTGAGGGTGCCGAACATCATCAGACGCCCCTCCTCTGCTGGTTGAACGTGTTGAGGAGATCCGCTACCGCCGCCTGCGCCCCGCGCCTAACGCCGAACTCGTCGGTAGGACCGTAGAACTGGAGGGTCTGGCTGACGGTGGTGGGCCCTATGCTTGACAGCGGGGTGATCGCTTCGGGACCGCGCTCGCCTACCAGGGCCAACGTGGGACGCCAAGCGATGCCGCCGGTGGCATACCCTGGCGGGGGAGCATACTCCTCGGTTTTCCTACCTGGCGGCATCCAAACGCGAGAGGGAAGCAGCGTTTGCATCTTCAAAGCTTCTTCGTACTTGCCCGCTTGGAACAGAGCCTGAATCTTATCGAATACCATCGTTAGCCCAGCGATCTGTTCGGGGGTGAGCGCGTATCCCATTTCCTTCTTCGTGGCCTTAATCTCGTCCTGAAGGTCCCGATAGGCTATCCTGGCGTTTATGAGGTCCAGGGTGAGCTTCCGCGTGCCCTCTGAGGCAGCGCCCTCGGCCAGAGTCATAGTGTCCACCGCGCCAGTCAGTAGGGCAATCGTGTCGCGCACGAGGTCTAACTCGTCGTACTGCTCTTCGAGTTGGGCGTTCAGGGTTTCCATTTTCGATGCGGAAGGCAACAGGCCGCCGGTAAACAGGTCGTACTTGGCCTTCACGATGTCTATCTCGATGCCGACAGCGGAAAGTTTGTCGGCCAGGGCGTCGAGGAAAGCCTCCATGCTCGGCTTACCGGCAGGCGGCTTCTCCGGGCTAGGCGGGACAGCTCCGGCAATCGTCTTCTCCATCGCCGCCATCTCGCCCGCCAACCGCTCTTTGCCAAGCGCACCGCCCAGCCGTATATCTAGTGCGGCAGCGGCACCTTGTTCCCGGTAATGGTTGATCGTCTCGGCAATCTTCTGGCCCACCTGGAAGGCCGCTGCAGATACTACGGCAATGGCAAACAGTTCGGGATTCGCTTTGATTGCAAGCCCCGCCGCTGTGATCCAACCTGCGAGTTTCCCGAAGTTCGTAGCCAAGGCGCCTATGACGGCCACGCCAGGGCCAAGAAGAATCAGCCCGCCAAGAACGGTTTCCAGCGAGCCTTTGGCCGTCGGGCTGAGGTTGACGAATCCATCGGTCAGATCGCCGATCTTCCCAATGAATTTGCCCATGGCGGGAATGACCTTATCTTCGAGATACGGCACTAGTTCCTTTTCCAGGAGCGGCAGGAACCTCTCTGCCAGCTCCATCCCGGCCATCGCTAGTCGCTGTTTGAGTGCATCCATCTTGTCGTTGAAGTCCGCGAGCGCCTTAATCGTCCCTGGGCTTACCAGGCCCAGCCTGTGCGCTTCGGCTGTGAAGGCTTCAATGCCTGCCGCGCCTGCGTCGAGCATGGGGATGAGCTCTTTCGCCCGGGTCCCGAAAATCTGCATAAGCCGGTCGTTCCGGTCAACTCCGGGTGACATCTCGGCCAGCGCCTTGATGGTCTCAGGGAGGATGTCGTTCATGTCCCGGAAGGTGTCGTCAGCGTTCTTGGTCTGGATTCTGAGGCGGCTGAACGCCTCAGCTATCTCCGAGCCTTCCTTGTCCGCGTCCACCATGTTCCGGGTCATGGTCGCCACGGCCATGGTGATGGCCTCGAAGGTCGTGTTGGTCTGCGAGGCGACGTACCGCATCTCCTGGAGCCGTCCCACGCTGAGGCCCGTCTGCTTCGACATGGCCTCCAGCGCTGCCGCCGCCGCAGCCGATTTGGTGACCAGGGCCAGTATCGCCGTACCCGCGCCAAGTATGGGCAAGGTGAGGCCCTTGGTCAGGGCGGCCCCGGCGGCGGTCATGGACTTGCCCATCTCTTCGAGGCTTTTCCCGGCGGTGGCGATCTTCGCGCTGACCGTCGCCATGGCGTTGTCGAACTCGGCGTACTTGGCCGCGAGGACGACGTAAATCTTCTTGAGCTCCGTCTATGTCACCCCGCCTTCTTGGCGAGCGTCAAGAGTTCCTTGAGGCTCATTTTCCGGGGAGGCGGGCCTTGTGCTTCCTTCTCCGCAAGGGAGACGACCGCTGCCTCATCTATCCAGAAGCGCAGCGCGCCGCCCCAGAGGTACTCGGACGGCGCCTTGTGCCAGTATTGCCCTACCAGCGCGACTCTTTGGAACTCGTCACTTCTGGCGAAAGGAGGCGAGGGCCTCCAGATCCCCCAGGTTCCCGAGAACGTGGTTCGCTATCGCCAGCTCCTGCTCAAGCGTCAGCGGATGAATTGCCGCGATCTGGTCGTATGTGGGTTCAACGAGCATCTCTTGAGCAATGAGGTCGAGGAAGCCCAGGAACGCATCGGCACCCTTCTCATCGATTGCGACGCCCGCCTCGCGCTCCAGGTCCTCGGCCTTCGCTCCGGTTTTGGCCTGTTCTCGGATGCTACCGATGAGGGGGTTCACGAGTCCGGCGGCCAGGAGCCGCGGGGTTAATCGGAGCACGGGCTGCACCGCCACGTTGATGGTCGTCCCTGGCCTGAACCCCGGTATCTCGATGATGTCAGGCTCCGCCTGCGCCCTGATCTCGTCTATTGGCGTGACTTTCATGTCAACTCTCCTTCTAGGTGATCGCCACCGCGGTCTCGTTCATGATTATAGCCATGAGCCGGTGCTTTGCGGAGACGGTCCCGGTGGTGTGTATGAACCGGATGGTCGCCGTGATCTTGGCGAAGTCGCCCGAGTTGTCGGCCATCTCCCAGTCCGCCCCGGCCTGGAGCTTGCCCTTGTAGAAAACCACGTGGACGTCGCCTACATCGGCGTATGTCGCCTGTCCCTCGATCTTCACGTACTCGGCATCGTCTGCCGACGACAGGTCGTAAGTCTGGATCTCGTTCGGCGTGGTGCCCGTGTTCGCGACCGTGCCGCCCATGAGCATGTCGAGGATGTTCAGCGGGATCTTGGCGTTGGTAAGTTTGAGATCAACGTAGTCCGCGTGGGAGTAGAGGTCGATTATCACGCTGTCCCCGCGCAGTTCCTTGGTGATGAAGTGCGGAGCTACCCCCAGGCTGAGGACGCCCGGGATGTCCACCGGCGAGCCGTAGGTCGGGGAGCCTCCCGCGGTATCCGCCGACTGCAAGAACACTTTGGCGTCAGCCAACTCGAAAACCTTGGTTTCGGTTGTGAGAGCCATGTCTTTCGCCTCCTGTTAGCCTGTGTTCACAAATTGAATGGCCGCCACCGTCACGCTTGCCACCTGGTCATAACCCACGTTGACGTAGTTCGAGGAGTCGTTGAACCTCTTCGGATTGAACGGCCCGATCATCTTGTCGCCGCTCGTCTTGACCACGGTGACTGAAACATCGTGCATGGAACCCTGGTCGCACGCTGTCGGCGAATCGACTGTCACCGCGCAGTTCGAACCGCCGCCTGCGTTCTTCACCTGGAGGAACGTCCTGCCATCATTCGTGAAGTAGTTGCCCGCCGCCGCAGCAGCCGCATACGAGGGCGTTGTGCCCGCGATGGCGATCACCTGCACCGTCAGAGCCGTAGCCATGATCCTCTACCTCCCTTAACCCGTATTCACGAACTGGATCGCCGCCACCGTGATGCCGGTCACCTGGCTGTAGGTCGCCGTGACTTTGCCCGCCGAGCTGTTGAACCTCTTCGGGTTGAACGGGCCGATCATCTTGTCGCCCGTGGTGGCCCCGACAGTCACCGTGACGTCGTGAGCCTCGCCCTGGTCGCAGAGCGTGGGCGAGTCGACGGTCACCGTAGTCGAGGCGCCGGAGTTCTTCACCTGGAGAAAGGTCCTGCCGTCGTTCACGAAATCATTCCCGTCCGCAGCAGCCGCGCCGTAGGTCGGCGTAATCCCGGTAACGGCCATCACCTGCACCGTGAGAGTCACAATTGACACAAGCCTCAGCCTCCTTCGTCAGTCTCGCGTAGTCACGAGTTCAAGGTTGAACACCCAAAACCACCTGCCGTTCTGATCCTGGCCCATGAGTTCCGGGGGTTGCATCGCCTTGCAACTCGCTCGCCTGCCGCCGGGGAGGACGAGGCACCTAGCCCCCGGCTTATCCAGGAGGTTGAACACGCTCCAGGCCTTGGCGTAACCCGTGTCGTATCCCGAGTGCCTCACCCTGACCTGCACCGTGCGGCGGAGGTCCTGGAGCTGCGAGTAGGAGCCGGGACCTGCGGTGTCGTAGAGGACCACCACGTCCGCCGGTTCGTCGGGCTGCCGGTCGAGGAAGATGTCAGCGGCTACCGTGCCCAGCCCGTGGTCGTGCAAATGCTGGCCCAGGTCGTCCAGTAGAGACACGTCATTTGCCCCCCGTCACCTTTTCGTCCACTCGTGCGGCTATCCGCTCCGCCATGCCCTGCATCCTGGCGTTCATCGGTCGCTCAAGATACTTGCTGCCCTTGTAACCCGGGTGACTCACTTTCTTGCCCAGGATGACGTAGTAGCCGTCCTTCGATAGGCTGGGCAGTTGGCCGGAGCCGTAGGGGTTCGGGGTCTTGCGGCCCCCGCGCCTCCAGCGGCCTTCGGGCACGGCCAAGACTTGCGCCGCCACCGGCCTGATCTCGTGAGGAGCGAAGCCTTCGTGGACCAGCACCGCATAAGGAGCCGCCACGCCGCCGTATCCCACTTCGACGGTGGCGGTCGCTTCGTCAGGCTTCACATAGCCGGAGTTCTTGAGGGCGGCAACGTCCGTGTTGCCCACGTTGACTTCCTTCTTCGAGTCCGTCATCAGAAGTTCGGCTTCCTCGACCAGCGCCGAGAACGTCTCGCGAGGATACGCCTTCGCCAACTCCTTGAGCTGGGCTTGCAGCTCTTCCATGCCCTCGACCCTGACCTCGAACTTGCCCATCAGGTGAAGACCTCCACGTAGTAGGTCTCGCCCTTTTCGTCCGGCATCACCGTCGCCGAGATGATGGGCGGCTGGGTGCCGTCAGGCAGGGTCAGCCTGGCGTTCACCAGGTTCTGCGTCGTGGTGAAGCGGCTGGCAAGGATCGTGCCGTTGAGGTAGACCTGTACCGTGCTCACCCGTTCCTCGCCCTTCGAGTCCCTCACCATGCGGTTTCTCTGCACGACCCGGGCCATCTCCCGGAAGGGCTGGCCGTAGGTAGGTTCGGCGTGTGCGTTCATGCCCGTGCGCGGCTCCAGGATGACCTCCTGCTGGAACCATTCGAGGAAATCCTGCTCTACTCCGGTAGACATTCGCCCCTTCCCCCCGTCGCTACGCTTCCGGTTCTTCCGTCGCGGCCTGCTCCATCATGGCCTTCTTGAAGAGCGGGTCGCCCTGGTCGGCGGTCGTCGGGCCGCAGACCGCACCGGCCTGCTGCATGAGGTCCACGGCCAACTGCCGGTACGAAGCGACCTTCTGGCTAAGGCTGATCCTGAGGTCGCCGATGGACTTGTCGGCCAGGCGCGAGAACTTGGCTGCGATAGCCGAGGCCGCTTTGCTCGCCGTGACCGTGACGTTGATCCACGCTGCCAGGAGGTATGCGATCTCCAGGTCGGTCAGGAGCTGGTCGTCCGTGTCGGTGTCGCCAACCATGAACCTAACTTCATCCCTGGTGGAGGTCGCAGGGTCGGTGTACGTCCAAGTCATTTCCGCTCACCACCTAGAAAGACGCCCCAGCGTACTGGGTCGAGAGTTTCCCGTTGTCGCCAGCCCCGGCGGGCTGAACCTGAATCTTGAGGTTCGTGTAATAGGCCGTGACGGACTTCGTGGTCGGGGCCGCCGCCGCAGTCAGAAGGAAGGACGCCTCGACCTCGTGCGGGTATGTCGCCCCGCCGTCCATGCTGCCCAGGATTTTGGCGTTGAGGTTGTGGGTTGTAGCCGCAAATGAGAACGCTTTGGTCTTGAGGAGCATGCAATCCCAGGTCCCCGCGTCCGCCCATGTATCCGCGACGGTCGTGTAGTCGACGAAAGCGTCGTACAGAGCCACCAGAGGGCGTGTGCTGAGCCGTTGCTCGCCCATGTCATATCTCTCCTCTCTCCTACTGCACCGGAGCCGCTGGCTTCTCGCCCTCGTCAGCGATGAACGGCAGCAGCGCAACCATGTCCACCGGGCTGATCTCCGCCTTGTCGCCCAACTGCTCCAGGGTGAGCGGCCTGAACTCGAAGGCTACTTCGGTGCTCGCCAGGTCCTGGTATCCCTTGCCGAAGGCATCCTTGTCCGCCTCGGGGATGTTCTCGACATCGTACTGGTAGTCGCCCCGGTAGTCCTTGCCGCAGACGATCCTCGCGCCCGCCTCGTCGATGCGGAACCTCACCGGAGTCCCGTCCTCGGCTTTCAGGGAATACTCCTCCAGGAGCCTGAGCCTGGCGGTCTGGAAGTCCTGGAGCTCGCGCTGCGCCCTGGCTAGGAACTTCCCCAGCCAGTAGGCTGATTTGATAGGCAGCTTCTGGGTCAGGATGCCCTGGAGCGAGGAAACGGTGGTCTGGAGATCGCCTAGCTTGAATATCATCCTTCGGTCATCCTCCTTGGATTGCAAAGAGAGGGGAGGCCCCTTTCGGAGTCTCCCCGGTTGAGTTACGCCACGCTGTTGCATATGATGGCGTATGCTACGCCGTCGATGTCCACCTTCAAGTACCTCTTGGTGGTGCCCGTCGGTTCAGCAGCGACCAGCATATCCCTGGCACCGCCGGGTTGGATGGTGAGGAAGTTGTCCGGCAAATTGATGCCCTGGAAGTAGATGCCGGTCTTCGCCACGCCCAATTCCTGCAAGGCGCACACGATAAACGCGTCGAGGCCCGTGCCCTTCGTGGTATTGAACTTGTGCAGGAATATGTTCGAGAAGTAGTCGGTCGCGCCCAGTTCCTTCATGTCCACGACCAGCCCGCTGACCAGGTTGGTCGCCAGGTTGGGGCTGCCACTCAGGGGCATGCGGATGTACATGCCGTTGATGTTGCCCGTCCCGGCCACCGTGACCTGATCCAGGATGCCGTTGAACCGCGTCGACGCGCCGCCGGTCCTGCTGCCGCCAGCGGTTACGAGAAGGGAGACCGCGTTCCCGACGCCAGTGCCGAACGTGGTGCTGTCGGTCAGGGTGATCCCCAGGCCGTTGTCAGCATCCGTGCCCGCTATGGTGCCGAGGGCCAGGTCAAGTGCCCCTGCCGCGCTGTTGTTGAGGGTCGCCGCATTACGGAACCTCACGTCAGCCGTCGGGGTCCCCATGCCGTTGAGGTCGATGCCGTAAGTCCAGTTGCCTGCTGAGGGTGCCAGCACACGCACGCCCGAAGCGACCCCTGTGATGGTGCCGCCCAGGTTCCCGCTTACCGAGACACCGGCAGCCTGAGAACTTGCTGCCAGAGTGCTGCCGGATGCCAGATCCAGCGAGGCGTGCAAGGCTGATACGATTGCTCGCGCACCGGCGCTGTTGTCAATGGTCACTCCCGTAGGTATCAGGAAATGAGCCCAGACACCCGACAGGTTGCCGATGCCCGTGTAGTTGGCATATACCCACTGCGAGGCGTGCAAGGCACTGGCAGACACGGCGATCCCGCCAGCGACGACCTTGGTTAGGATGTGCCGGACCATGACGGATTCAGTAGAACCTGCGGTCATGGCCACCCCGCCGTCATCGGCGAAGAAACCCGAACCCTGATAGTTCGTGGCGTTGAGGGCCACGCCGCTGCCAGACGCGGTAGCGGAACTGCCGACGCGGATGCCCCGCGTGACCGTGGCCGGAAGGACGATACCCGTACCATCGACCCGGAAGACCTCGGCGATAGTCGCGCCGCCAGTGACCGTCTCGACCGTGAAGGCTCCAGCTTCCGCGCCCGCAGTAACGCCCGTCATCAGGGCCTTGAGATTGACGACCGCCTTCTGCGCGGGAGTCGTATTCATCCCCGAAGCGATGAGCTGCCAGATCACGTCGTTGGCTGAACAAACTGCCGCTGCGCGGGCCTTCGTCGCGGTCCAGGTCACGCCGGTCGCGTCAACTTCGATGTTCTTCGAGGCTATGTCGCCGAGAGAGTTGACGCTGAACCTGGTGGCAGCAGCCGAGTCGGTGACTATGAAACTGGTCGCGCCTGCGGCTTCGGGAAGGACCACTGTGACATCTGCCATCAGTTCGAGACGAACCGACGCAGCCGCACCACCGAACATCGTACTGAAGAATATCCGACCACTCTCCGTGCCAGCCCCAACGTTCATTATCTGGGCCACCATGTTTCCCACGGTCTTTAGGGCAGGAGTCGCGTTCATACCTTGGAAGTCCAACTGGTAGATGGTGTCGGTGGCCACGCAGACCGCACCCGCCGCGCGAGACTTCTTCGAGATCCAGTAGGTGCCCGAGGCATCGGCTTCCTTGTTGTAGGAAGTGATGTCGCCCGCCGTCGAGATCCCGAACTCGGTGAGGTTCGCACCGAAGGCAACGGCGCCCTTGGCGTTGACTGCGCCTGCCGCAGACACCGTGAACATGGTGCTGACGACCGCGATGGAGCCATCTGCCGCCACCGTGAACTCGGTCCCGTTCGTACCCGCACCGATGGTGCCCTTGAGAAGCGTATTGCCTGATGCGGCGGTCACGACGAACTTACTAGCGCCTACGGTGAAGTCTCCGGTAGACTTGACCGTGCTGGCCGCAACGACCGCACCGGCAGCCGATACCGTGAACCCGGTCGTCGCTATCGCGAGAGAACCGTCAGCCGCCACAGTGAATGTGGTTCCGTTGGTTCCTGCGCCGAACGTGCTCTTGAGCACCGTGGCTCCTGAGGAAGCCGTCACCACGAACTTATCCGTACCGACCTGGAAGTTCACCGTGGAGTTGACCACGTCCGCGATGGAGAGCCGCTCCGCTAAGGCCCCGTTGACCGCCGTGAGGAACGAGAGCGAACCGTCCTCGGACCCTGCGGTCTTGTCGGTGAGGATCGCCTTGAGTTCCGCGACCGTCACGAGTGCAGGCGTGGCGTTCATGCCCTGGGCTATGATGTCGAGCAGCACGTCGTTGTTCGAGCACGCCGCACCCGCCGCCCTGGATTTCTTGACCGTCCATGTAGTCCCGGTGGCGTCAGCCTCCTGGTTGTAGGAGGAGAGGTCAGCCGAGGTCGCATTGACCGTGAACTTGGTTGTATTGACCGAGAAGTTTCCGACTACGTTGAGGGTCCCGGAGAAGGTGATCGCCGCGACCGTGAACGCGAGGACTCCGCTCACCGCGTTGTCGATGAGCGCCCCGTTCTGGAGCCGGAAGTCGCTGGTGAACGCCTTGTGGTCCGTAGGCGTGCCGCCGTTTACGTCGACCGCGATGCTCGTTGTCTGGGCCGCAGACGAGTTGTTGAAGATCACGAGGCCCTGGGCGAGAGTCGAACTGCCTCCGTTCGCGCCGTCGAGCGAAACCTCGAAACCCCTAATCGTGGTGCCGGTCTTGGTCTTGACGTCGACTGAGACGTAGACCCCGGTGAGGCCGTCGATGTTGGCGCCGTTGCCCGACGGGTCCGCGGCCCGCGCCTTGATCTCCGCGCCCCTGATGGTGCCGGTGCCCGTAGTCGTGCCGTTGGTGGCCACGGCGTAGATGCCTCTGAGCGTCCCGGTGAGGGCCGTGGAACCCTGGGTGATCTGGGCGTAGACGCCGCTCGCGCCGTTGGCGACCTCGCAGACCTGCTTCTGGTCGAGACCGCCGACCAGTTGCCTGCCTCGGGTTGCTCTGTTGTACACTTCAGTTCATCCTCCTTAAATTCAGAGGGCGAGCCCGGATGCTGAATTTCCCCCGGGCCTCGCCCTTCGGACGAGTCTGCCGCTATCTCCCTAAGACACAGGCCCCAGGGGGGGCTACCTCCTGGAGCATCTTCTCCTCCCGCTCCTCGCGGGCGTCCTGCTGAACCGGACTCAGAGCGCGGCCGGAGTGCCGCTTCTTGCCGTGGGCGTCCCTCTCCGCGAAGCCGATGAACTCCGCCCCGCATGCGGCGCAGACGAAGGTCTCCGCGTGCTTCTGGAACGCCGAATCCACGACGCCGAAGTAGCCGAGGCGCACGAGCTTCTCGTCGTTCCTAGCCCCGACTAGTTCGGTTATCTGCCCCCGGTCCAGCTCCTTGCCGGCGTACTCGAAGGGCCGCTTGGCCCAGTACCGTTTGGCCATTACACGATCACCGCCGAAGCGTAGAGCCCGGCATCAGCGCCGACTCTGCGCTGGTCGAAGTACGTGTTGCCCTCTATGATGTCCACCTCGCGCTCCTCGTCCCTCATGCGCTTGATGTACTGGAGCGCGTTGGCCACGACCTGCCAGACGAAGGTGTAGCAGGCAGCCGGGGTCATGAGGCTCGGAGTCGCGGGGACATAGAGCATCAGGGCGTTCTTGCCCCAGATGCGGGTGTACGTCACGCTGGCCTCAGCCGTGCCCTCGGCCGTGGCGGTGTAGAGAGCCTTGCCGATGAACACCCTGTCGAGCTCAGCCAGGGTCTTGAACAGGTCGAGAGACACTTGCCCCTTCTGCGTGTACTTGATCGTGTCCACGAGGTCGGGGTGCCACTTGAGTATGCTCCAGACCTGCTTGCCCATGACGAACGTTCCCGGCTCGCGGCCGATCAGGGCCTCGACGGTGTCCCGCCAGTCCGTTATGTCGGTGAGCGGGGAGCTGTTCGCGTAGTCGCTCCACTTCGTGAAGTCCGTGGTGCCGACCTTGTTGGTCGTCCAAACACTGGTCGTGAACAGGGTCGACGCGAAGTTCCGCTCCCTCCTGAGCTGGATCTTGTCCGTCACGAACTCCGTGGCCTCACGGTCGAGGTTGAACGGCGCGTCCGCGTTGGCGCGATCCTGGTCGGCGATCTCCTTGCGGTAGCTGTATTCCGGGCAGAAGTACGTGTTCGTGAGGTCAACCGTCCAGCCGCCGCCCTCCGACTTCGTTCCGGGAGCCCTCAATTTCGCTTCGTCGCGGAACCAGTGGGACTTGTCGTACTGCGGGATGAAGTCCGATTGCTTCTTTACTTGCACGATGGGGCAAATCTGGTCGGCGATGTATTCCAGGTTCTTGTAGCCGACCGAGATGTTGGTGAGCAATCCGTCTACGTGCAGATCACTGCCTAGAGGTCCAGGCATGTCTAAACTACCTCCTCAGATTATCCAGAGAGAACCTATACGTTGAGCTGGAACGGGCCGGTCAGCTTCACGCGGATGATGGTCCCGAGCGCGGTGGATGCATCCAGGGCCTGGCCCAGGACGTAGTCCTTGTTCGTGGACTTCTTGATCCCATGGCCGCTCGCATCGGTCCCGATCCAGTTCCCGACGCTGATACCCGTGCCACTGCCGTCCGAGTACACCTTGGAGATGCCAAGGAACATCACGGCTGCGGCTTCATCCTCGTCGGGTTCGTTCTGCAAGACGCCGTAGGGAATGTCCCCCGCGCCGTCGCAAACGTCAACCTGGTCCGCTGCGCTCAGCTCCACGATGTGGTACTGGCAGGCGGTCAGGTCGTTCTCAGCTTTTGCCGAGTGAGTCCACAGACTGAACTCGGTCGCCATTGAAGTGATTCCTCCCTCAAATCCTCCAAGAGATGCCTATACCTTGACTACCGTTTCTTTCTTGTACTGCTCGTAAAGCTCGGGGTGCTCGGCCATGACCTTGCCCATAGCCTCGGCCGAAGTCGCCTTCGCGTCCTTCTGGACGATGCCGGCCACCATCTGCATGACCTTCTCGGTCGCAGACCCGGCTACCGGCGCGCCGCCGCCCCTGCCGAGCTCCGCGAACAGCTGGCCCTTGGCGATGGCTTCGCTGGACGCCTTGAGCACGGGGTAGAGCTTCGCGTAGAGCGCGGGGTCCTTTTCCTCGATGCCCTTGAGGACCGCGCCGAGGTCCTCGGCCTTGGCCCCCGGAAGGTCCGCCAGTTCTGCCGCTGCCTTCTCGACGTACTCCTTCAGGACGCGCTTGTCGCGCTCTTCCTTGGCCACTTTCTCGGCCTCGATGGCGCGCTTGGTAATGGCCTCGTTCTCTTTCCAGAGGGCCTCGATGGCCGGCCGGACAGCCTCGGGAACGCCGGAGAAGTCCATCGTACCGTCGGCTTTCTTGACGGGGAAGGTGTACTTATCCTTGTCCTTGTCCGCCTGCTTCTTGGCCTCTTCGACCTTCTTGGCCTCTTCCTCTTGCTTCTTCTTGTCTTCCTCGTCTTTCTGCTTCTGCGCCGGCTCAGGGTATCCGTAGCCGCCCAGCTCAGCCAGGGTCTTCAGGACATCCTTCGGCAGTTCGTCCTTGTACGCGCCGAGCAGCCTGAGAGCGCCCTTGACAGCGTTCTGGCCCTTCTCCGAGAGCTTGGCCGCCTTGAGCACCTTGTCCACCTTTTCCTCATCCTCGAGATCCGTCTCAAGGACTGCCTTCAGGATCGCTTCGTCCAACATCCCAGATTCCTCCTCAGACTTCAAGATGAGAAACTTTTTCCTATTTGCCATCTTAGGCACCATCGCCACCTCAAGGGCGTCGAGGTCCTTAAGCCTTTGCGTCATGCGACCGCCTCCCGAACTCCGAAACCTCCGACAGAGAAGCCTTGATATTCGCCCTGCTTGATGGCGGACCAAAGCTTGCTGTCAGAGACATGTACCCCCAACACCCAGCTCCCCTTCTTCACCTTCTGACCCCCCATTTCGAACGCATCGGGGGCCACGTAGGACTCGACCACTTCGGCGTCGGCCTTCTTCGAATGCCGGTCGCTGATTACCCGCGACTTCACGAGGAAACGGTGCGCCGCCTTCTCGATCTCATCGGCGGAGATCACATCGCCCTGCGTGTCAACAGTCTCAGGTTCAAGCACCACGCCGTAGACCAACTGCTTCTCATCGTCGGCCTTGAGGATCTGGGCGAAGTACTCTTTGGCTACCCTGGCGGAGGTCACGTCTATCAGCCTCGGTTTGCCACCTTCCTCGGGGTCGCGCCAGATCAGGTGCCGTTGTCCCTTGCCGCGAAGCTCGCTCGTCACATCAGCGAGGTCGTGGGCCTTGGCATAAGGCGTTTGCGAGGTTGGCTTATCTATCAGCCAGACTCTCCGCCCGCCGATAGGCGCGAACTCGACGAGGAACCGGCCCTTGAGCTTCTCCCCGTGGAGGAATACCTCGAACATGTGCTCCCGCCAGCAGCCCATCTCGTAGGCGCCGCGGTCGTAAGCGAAGAACTTGCTGTACTTCTCGCTGGTCGCCCCGACGCCGCCGGGCTCAGTCACCATCGGTTTTCCAACACCGACATCGAGCCAGGCTGAGGGCTGAGCCAGCTTGAACTGCCCTTGCAGGTTGTCGTCCTGCGGGAGCGTCGTCAGGCGGTCGCCGCCCGCCCTGCGGTTGTCTTGCGTCGTGCCCAGGAACACGCTGAAGCCCCAGAGTTTCCCATCGGCTTCAAAGCGCAGGTCACCGTGCAGGCTGTGGGAGGTGTCGAGCAGCTCCTTCTCATCGAGCTTGCTCTCGTCCTCGGAGAGCCCGCGAAAGTGATGGTGATAGGTATAACGCCCTTTGCCATCGGGCGGGAACATCCGAAACCAGTTGTCAGCCCAGAACTTGGCCGCGGCCTCGGCCGTGGTCTCGCCCTCGTCGTCGGCCTTCTCAATGGTGCCAGTCTTGAGCCATCGGGCCAGTGCCCTATCCCAGGCGTCATCGCTCCAGCCTAGTTCCTTGACCTGAGCCTTGCCAAGAACCTTATCGAGCGGAGGCTCGCAGTTGAATGCCCCAACATCCGGCATCTTCACCGCAATCCACCGGGCTTTACCGCTTTCCACAAGGTAGTACCGCTCGCCCCAGCCATCGTTGATCCGCCAGATGGAGCGACCACTCTCCGAAGCCACTTCCCTTGTGCTGTGGCGCTCGACATTCTCCCCGGAGTCCCTCATGGTTGACGCATAAGCTTCCTCGACCATGGCCTTCGGATCGGCCTTCTTCACTTCTTCCAGCGCCCGCCCTATCTGCTTGAGCTTCCGCGCCAGCTCGCCGGAGTCGCCGAACCTACGGATCGCGGAGGGGTGAGGCAGCGTGAAGTCCGCCCGGTCGCCCAGCGCCGCCTTAGCCGTCTGGCCCAGGGCCACCACGATACCGGGCTGCACCTCGTCAAGTTGCCTGGCAAGCCACGGCTTCCACTCCTCGACTTCCGCAGGAGTAGGTTCGCGGACGTTGCCCTTCTCGTCGGTAAGGTAGAGGGGCACGGTGTTGGTCAAGAAAACATCCTTGCGGCTGAGGCCGAGGGGCGTCAGGTACGACTCGTTCAGCACCGCGCCGGCAGGACCCACGAAAGGCTCGCCCCGGGCGGCCTCGGTCGCTCCAGGGGATGCCCCGACGAACATGATCCTGGCATCCTTGGGCCCGGCGCCGGGCACGATCTCGCCCACGGACTTTTGCAGGACCTGGCCGCGCTCGGCTACGTCGATGGCCTGGGCCGCGGTGTACGGCTCCTTGCGCGTGTCGTCCACGTCCACCGGCCGCGCCCCGAGCCACGCGAGGTGCTTCTTCTCCTCGTCGGGAAGGAGTTCCAGGATTTCGACCGTTATCACATCGCTGACCTGGGCCTTGACCTGGCTGGTCGAGAACGTCTTCCCCAGGTCGATGTATTCCTTGTCCCCGACCTTCCGGGTGTTCTTCCAGTCCATGCCCACGCTCGGCAGGAGGCCGCAATAGTAGTTCACCGTACCGGGAGTCTTGGTCTGCTGGACTTCCAGCACCTTCACTTTGAGCTCGCAAATTTTCTTGAGCTTACTCCAAGAATCCGTTACCCCGTCCAGCTCGTACTTCCCGCTCGCCGTCTTAGCCACGAGACCCTCGGAGCGGTCCTGGCTGAACGCCCACCTGGCCGCCACCTTGAGCTCGGGCAGCGTCTCGACCCAGCGGACCTCGGTGATGCCGAAGCCGGTCTTGCCCTTGAGGTGCTTCTTGTCGAACTCCTCAAGGCTCTCTCGCCGCTCCTCGAAGGGCTTGTCGTGCAAGTCCTCCTGCCAGTACGGCAGGTCAAAGGCGGTGAGCACCGGCGTCTCGTCCTCAGCGAACTCCGGCTTGTCGGCGTTGAACCGCATGAGGTCGGGCCTTGGCTCCCGCTTGCCGCCCCTCAGGATCCCGATGTCGCAGTCCAGGATGAAGTCGGAGTCGACCTTCTCCAGCGCGGCTTTGAGTCCGGGGAACTTGCCGAGTTGGTCCTTGCCCATCTGGCCCTCGAACCAGAGTTCGACGCGGGAGGCCTTGCGGATCGCCAGGGACCGGAAGCCATTCAGCTTCGGTTCAACATCCGCCTTGCCCTTATCCTTCGCCCACTTCTCCCAGAGCTCGTCTACCGTGTAGAGTTCGGTGTACAGCGCCACCTGCGGCTTCGGAGGGACGAACCTGTCGAAGGGTTCCAGCGCCGCCTTACTCACGCCTTCCGGCTTGCGCAGGATGCCTCGGACGTACACGAGGTCGCCGTTCTCGATTTCCTCGAGCTTCTCGACCTCGAACTTCGGGCGGCCTTCGAGGAGGTTATCCTGCGTCCAGAAGGCGAAGGCGGACTTGTTCCACCAGGAGCGGTGAGAGGGATGAGCGAATGCACCCTCGCCCTTCGTGCTCGGCACCTCGAACACGAACCGCCCTCCCGGCTTGAGCACCCGGTGGACCTCCGCCATGATGCGCTCCTTGTCCGAGAGGTGCTCCAGGACGTGATTGGCGCGGACCTCGCTGGCGGAGGCGTCGGGGAGAGGAATCCCGGATTCCAGGTCCGCTACCTTGTCGACCTTCGGGCCGGGGATCTTGTCGATACCCAGATAACCATCGGGCCGGGAATCGCGACAGCCCAGATCGACCCGAAGGGCTTCTGCCTTGGCAACCCGCGCTGGCTTGAAGTTCATCACCAGGAGTTCGTGGCCTGTCCTCCAATGTCGCGATGCTGGCATCCCCGGGCCCGTCGCAGTGCGAGGCACTTCCACTTCCTTGATCGTCCACGCCTTCGATGCCTCGACCAGGTCTAGCGATCCCTTGTTGCAGGACAGGATGAACTTGCCCCTCACGGAGGCGAGCACCTTGACCAGTTTCTGAAAGTGCTCGGTCTCATCCTTGTCCCCAGGGTAATCCACGGTGTCGCCCGCCGGATAAGGCGGGTCGAGGTAGAAGAGCGTCGACGGCGCATCGTGCTCCTTGATGACCGATAGCGCGTCCATGTTGAGCAGGGCCACGTCTTTGAGACGTTCCTGCAGTTTCTGTAACCGCTCGATGGAGACGTTGGCGACATCGCCGATGCCGCGGGCATGTATGAAGTTCCCTGCCTTGGCGTGTGCGCCCTGAAATCCAAACCGCGAGATGTACCACACACGGTAAGCGTGGTCTGCTAACCCCTGGGGATGCGAGTTGGCGAGCCGGTCGAACCGTTCTTCATTCGCTTCCCAGTTCCGCCCCGCAAAGGCGGTCAACTCTTCATCAGAGGCGCCCTTGATGAACCTGTAGACGCTCATGATCCCGGCGTCGCTGTCGTTCAGGACTTCCTTGGGGGACGGCTCCTTTGCCCAGAAGACCTTCGCCCCGCCTGCGTAAGGCTCGACATAGGCGGTGTGCTCCGGGAATAACGCAATAATCTCGTCCGCGATCCTGGACTTGCCGCCCACGACGTGGATCGGCCCGAGCAGGCCGCCCTCCTTGACCACCTGCCGCTTCGGGTCCTCGCGCCTGAGCACCAGACTATAGCAGGGCACGAAGTCAGCGTGGCTCCCCTGCGGCGAGTCGATGAAGTGCAGGGTCCCCTTCTTCTCCGGGTCCAGCACCTTCCTCACCGGCAGCCATACGTTGTCCGACTGGATCAGGAAGTGCTCGCCGCCGCCGTCGCGGTTGGCGCGGATCAGCACGTCTATGTCGTTCGGCTTCTCCTTGCTCACGGCGGAGCCTACCACGGAGACGAAATTGGGCACGACCACGACCTCCGCAGGCAGGTTTGCAAGCTTCGCCTCGATGCTCTGGGCCTTCTTCACGCCCTGCAGCTTGCGGGCTTCCTGGACGAGGTCGGAGGACTCGTCGTAGTGGATTCCCCGACGTTCCAGTTCTTCCAGCGCGAACAGGGCGGCGTTGACCACGCCCTCGACCGGGTCTCCCCGCTTCTTGGCCGCGCCGTACCACTGATGCAGCCTAAGCCAGGCCATCCGCACATCATCCTCCGGCGCGTCCTTGAGCTTCTCCGGCCGGATGTCAGCGAGCGCCATCTTCTCCAGGAACGATGGCTCCTCAGGCTCGCGCCAGCGGGCCTTGCCGCCGGCCGAGGGCAGGGCGAGCTTGTGCAACTCCGTCATCAGCCACGACGGGAGATACTTCTTGGCGCTATTGAGAAGTGCTTCGAGGTACTCGGTCGTGGGCACTAGTCTCGCCTCCGCGAAAGACCTGCTGCGCACCGGCATCCTGGATGAGCCGGGGGACCTGTAAGCCCTCCTGGAAAGACTCCGCCGATGGGAGCCCGCTCGCCGTCCAGGTCGAGGCACTCCTGGCACGCTCTGTCGTCCGGCGTGGTTATCCACTCCATCTCGAACTCGTCGGGGTCGATGAGGCCGGCATCCACCGCCTGCTGCCAGCTTTCTTGCTGACCGGCGTTGGCTGCAGAGATGGTTTCCGTCCGTCCGATGAGTTCCGCCCTGTCTCTCAGCAACCGCCCCGCGTACCTCTCCGCCTGCCAGTCCGCCCGTTCCTGGGTGATGCCCGCCTCCAACTGCCGCGCCTTGAGGTTCTCGACCGCACGGCTCTGCCTTTCGGTGAGGCCGATGTGGCCCTGGATCATCTTCGCCTGCTGGTAGGGATGGCCGCCCTGCTCGAAGGCCCGCTGCACGATATCCTTCACGGCGGCTATCGTCTCGTCGCTGACCTGCCTGATGAGCTCTCCAGTGTGCTGGGTGACGAAGCTGACCGCCCTCGGGTTCAGCACGTCGAAGGTGAGGCTCACCTTGAACTGCCGCTCCATCCTGGCGGCTACCGACGTGCCGACCGCAGCCACCAGACCCTGGAGGATGTTCTGGACCTTGACCGCGTCCATGCCGAAGTCCTGGACGCCGACTATCGCCTGGGCCTTGACAAGGTCACGGGCCTGCAGGGCGTCCGCCAACTCACTGACAGCGACCCTGCCCTTCGCCCGCTCGACCGACTCCAGGAACTCCTGTTGCAGAGGCTCCAGCCTGGCGTCCGCCAGCCGGTGTATCAGCCGCCACTCCGGTTCCTGGGCCTGGGCCGCGGCCTTCTTGATGTTGACCGGCGCAGGCCTCACGACGAACATCAGTCCTCAGTCCCCTTGGCCGGCATGTGCGCGACCTGGCGGATGTACTTCTCCAGCGTCTCGTCGGGGAAGAGCGGCGCACCGGCCAGCGCCATCTGCGCGAGGAAGGCACCGAGCTCGGCCAAGTCGACGTCTTCGAGGTCCCCGTGGGCCAAAACCGGGTATTCCTTGACCTTGAAGCTGTTGAGTTTGAAGAGCCTCGGTATGGCGTCCGTGTTGAACACGTCCTGGACCTCGTCCAGGAACGCGCCGATGGCGACGGCGAAGAGGTGGGTCTTGCTGGATGCCAGGGCGAAGCTCCCCACCTTCTGGCTGCCGAGCAAGATGAAGTCAGCCAAACAGGTGGCCGCGATCTGCGTGTTGTAGCGGTTGATCACCGTGTCCGTCGCGAACTGCCTCGTGCCGCCGGTCGAGAGGAGGGTCAAGTCGTAAGTCTTGTTCCCGCTCGCGTCGTAGACCAGCGGCATCAGTATGCCTTCCTGCTCGTCGCGCCGGATGCTCGTGGCGAGGGTCTTGTAGGCGTCCCGGACCGTGACCTCGGCGGCGGTGGTCGGGTTGGCGACGTTAGACGGCACCCAGACGACGGGCAGGCCCGCCAGGTCGCGCTCGACGCCGATACCCTCGATGACCTCTATATTTTTCTTAAAATACCATGATCTGTAAGAATTGCGTAAAATCGAGCGCCCCTCGGGATTCCCCTTCGTCGTCTCGGTGCGGAAGAGCAGCGCCTTCTCGATGGGGATCGTCCTCAGCTTGTAGTCCGGCGGGGCGCTCTGCGTCATGGCCGTGAGATCGCCGGCATCGTTGAATACCCACTCCAGGAGGGAGGTCTGAGCCCGGATGGGAATCTTGCGCCAGCCGATGCGTCCGTCGTCGTACTTGCTCCGCTTCGTCGGGTCTGTGGAGTCCCCGCCACGGCGCTTGTAGACCAACTCACAGAAGGCCCAGCCGTACACCAGCATGGACAGGGCTTCGCTGATCACGTCCTGCCAGGACTCCGACATGTCGCCACGACATGACTCCAGGAACTGGGCCGCGTCCCTGGCCTCCGCCGATTCGTCTGCCGGGTCCACGCGCCAGTCCACCTGCCGGCAGAGCATGCGAATGGCGAATAGGACGGCGCCGATTATGGGGTCGTTGTCGGACATCTCCCGGTAGACCGTGGCCGCCTTGGTCCCGGCCAGTTCGGTGAGCCATTCCTCGGAGATGTAGCCGCCCCACCTATTTAAGCCGGTGCTGCCTAATTCCACCAGGGGCTTGAACTTCACCTGCTCTTCGGCCAATGGTCAACGCCCCTTCCACTTGCTGCGGGACTCAAGAGTGACGGGTAACACCAAGGGCGCGGCCGGCGAGCGGATATACGAATACACCGCATACCTCGTCGCGTCCATGCCGTGGTCGTTCACCTTGGCGGGTTGCTCCTTGGCGCTCCGGCCCTCGGCGGCCGGCAACCAGGCGTACCCCTGGATCTCGTCCTCCGTGCAGGTCGGCTTGCCCTCGGCCTCCAGCGTGGTGTCCTTCTCGACCGAGCCGTCAGCGATGAAGTACAATCGCGGCCGGCCCCGCACCTCGTCCACCTGCAGGAGCGAGTACACGGACTGGATGCCTGGGCTGACATCCTTGACCGCCGCGACCGTGGGCACCCCGTGCCTCTCCAACGTAGCGCGGTCCTCCGCATCGTGGTCAGCGTATGTCGCGAGTACCCTCTCGCCGACGCTGAGGCGCACGATGTCTTTCGCCAGGTCCTCGACCAGCCTCCGCGTCCGACATATCTCCCGGTAGCGGAACCAGTCGCCGTCCGGGGATATGGCCCACCACTGGCAGACGAAGGGGTTCGCGTACCCGAAGTCCACGCTCCGAACCCGCGTCCAGTCCGCGGGAATCCGCTTGTACCCCGTCAGATCCTCGAACTGCCCCCAGGTGATGAGGTGGGTCAGCGGGTCGTAAACGTCGTAGACCAGGCCCTCGAAGCCGACCCACTTGCCCAGGACGAAGCGGTCGCGGTAGCGGCCCTTGAAGCCGTCGAGCCTGACCCGGTAGTCCTCTGGATTGCAGGTGTTCTCCAGCGCGTTAGCCTCGACCACCTCGCCCAACCGCTCCTCGAAGAAATGCTTGTATGCCCAATGCTTCGGGTGCGACGGGTTGGTGGCGCTGAACGCCTGGCGGAAAGGCAGGACCTTCCCGGCGGCCAGTTTCGTCAGCCTCAGCCGGCCGAGGAGCATCGTGTAGTCGTCCTCGGTCAGCTCGATGATCTCGTCGACGCCCACGAACCCGAGTTCGAGCGAGCCCCACTTCTGCGGGTCGTCCAGACCGCCGAAGATGAGCTGACTGCCATTGACAAGCGTGATCAAGTCCTCGGACTTGTTGTATTTCAGGATGAACTCCGGCGGGCAGGCGTCCTTGAAGAAACTCCTGAGCGTCGTATGCGTCAGGCTCTTTCGCGTCTTGCGGAAGATGCCGCCGAAGTTGCCCGGGTACTTGAGGCTGAGGAACAGCGCCTTCTCGCAGAGGACCCGCGACTTCCCCGCGCCGAATGCCCCGGAGTACATGAGCTCAGGCGCCATCGACTCCATGAACCGCTTTTGCCCGGGGAAAGCGACGAACCTGTGAGCTGGGCGGATCACCTTACTGCGGGTCAGGGTACTTGCTCTGGTCGAAGTCATACAGTTTCAGCGGGATAGGCCCGCCGTTAGGCCCGCTTATCTCGTGCCTCTGGGGCTCGCCGAGGAGTACCTGGGTCTTGTCGATCATCGTGCCGGCGACAATCGCTGAGTCCTTCGCCCCGGCCTTGTGGATCGTCTCGGCGTCCCGGAGGTGCTCCATGTACAGGGTCGCGATCTCCCAGGCCCGGGCCACCGCCGCGAGGCGCTGCTTCATCCGCTCGTCCTCGATCTCGTCGGGCGGCTGCTTAACGACCCAACGCTTCACGGTGGAGACTGCGGCCCTCACCGCTCTGGCGGCGGCCGACAGCGAGCCGGTCTGCACATAGACGGCCAAGGCTCGTTCCTTCGCTTCGTCGGTCCAGACCTTCCGCTTCTTTGCCTTCCCGGCCACGGCCGTCACCCTCCCTTACTCGGGATCGCGCCCCGAAACTATGGGCCCCAGGTCTGACGAAACGCGCTCAATCTGCACTTCTTCCTTGGGCCACAGATCGGTTGCCCAGTCCCGGATGTTCTGCGAGAACTCCTGATAGACGAACATGGCTTTGGCGTTGTTCGTGTCGAAGATCAGTCGGGAGACAGCCTCCTGGGGATCGCAGCCATGCCGAGCAGCGTCGGTCTTACTGACGTACCCCTGGCAGGTCTTATCGACCCTCTCTGCCGTGCAGATGCATGACCACGACATGATGCTGACCTCGCCGCAGGTGCGGGGGCTGGCGCGCCCCTCAATACGGAAGCCGTTGTTGTACAGGCCGATGCGTATCACCCGCGCTCGCCTCCCCAAATGAAAGCGCCCCGGTGGTCGCCGGAGCGCCGTTATGTCCTCGATTACGTCCGCCTGCTACTTGGGTTTCTCGGACTCCTCCTCGTTCGGCTGCTGGAACACGTGATACCCGTGCTTGCCTATCGTCTCGTAGTGATACCTGCAGGAACAGGTTAGGTCTATACCGTGAGCCACCAGAATCCCCGCCAGCGAGACCCGTATATCCAAAAGGTCCGCATCCGACACCAGAACTTGCGTCATCAGCGGATCGCTGCGGTCTCTGACGATAGCGACGTTTGGCTGAGCGGTCGACACGGACTGAACTCCTTCTTGGGGCAAGTCCTTCCCCACCCAGCACCATATCACGTCACCTTGCGGTTTCCCTTCTAGGTGCCTCGAATTCGCAACCAAAACACCGAAAATATACCTTGGGGTACGAGTGCCAAATACCCTGCTACAACCGCGCGAACAACCTTGAGGTTTTTGTCCACAACCCCCTCCGAGAGGTCGGACTGTGTTACCTGCTCCTTGTAGGTCCATCCCCAGCGGTATTTTCGCCGCGCCAGCTTGCGGAGTTCAGGGGTCAGCGCGTCCCATCCACGCTTCACCGCATCGAGGACCATCGTGATCTCGGCCCGGTCTATCGCCAGCCGCTCGACCAGGCTGCCGTGACTTACGCCGCGGGATGGGATCGTTATGAGCCCGCTAGTCCGGGTACCGAGGTTCTCCACCTCGCGGCGCAGGTCGCGGTAGTTGTAGAGTAGGTAGTCTATGGCTTTCACCGGCAGGTCGTAAGGCAACCGGGACACCTCCTCCACTCCAGATCAATCCAGTAAGGCAACATCATTCACCGCGGCGGCAGAACCAACCGCCGCCTGTACCCGAGCAAGCCCTTTTCTTCCCACCTCAGCCACAGCCAGACGATGGCAAACGCCCCGGTCACGACACCCGCCGCGAACGCCAGGACCATCGGCCAGAAGCCGGGCGTGAGCCAGGTCATCCCCGCTTCCCCCTTTGGCCCGCCCACCATTTTCTCGCCGCTCTCACCGCGACGCCGACGAACTCCACGGCGCCGACGACGATATAAACGACGAATATGACCGCGATTGCCCCTATCACGATGTCCCCGATTTTCACGCCAGCACCTCCCCTACCACGAGCAGGATCACCGCGACCACGATCCCCTGGATCCACCAGAAGGGATCCCGGCCCGAGGTTTCGTACTCGTGGCCCTTCACGCCGGCGAACATGCCGGCAAGGAGGCAGAGGGCGGGGATCATGCCAACTCCTCGAACAGCGCTGGCTGTTCTGCTTCGTCGTCCTGTGCCTTGGCCTGCTTCTTGTAGTTCTTCGGCATACTGCCCTTTAGAGCCGCACCCACTCCAGCTGACGTAAGAAGGCTCTTCCGCAGCGCTTCCCAGGGTCCGAAGCTGCCGTCCTCAAGCACACGGCAAAGAGCGTCCACAACGGGTACGCCCTCGGGCGTCGTCATGCTCAGGATCCCGGGCACGTTCTCCATGCAGAGCACCTTGGGCTGGATCTCCAGCACTAGACGCGCGAACTCGAACACGAGACTGTTTCGCGGGTCCATGACGTTGCGCTTGCCACTGACGCTGAATCCCTGGCACGGAGGACTGCCGACCACCAGGTCGACTTCGCCCACCTTGCGGCCCAGGACTTTGAGGATCCGCTCGCCGCTTACCTTGCGGATGTCGCCCAGGAAGAAATGGCGGATGGGCGGGATCTCGGGGTTGTGGCGTATCCACCAGGAGCCGGACACCGGCATCTGAATCAGCCCGCCTTGCTTCTGGAGTCTCCGCATCTCGCCCTCCACGGTCTTGGTGGCGCGTTCCTTATCCTCCGGCTCCAGGTACTGGATGTCCACAGGGTAACTGCCGAGGTTGGAAAGATAGGTGAGCATACAATCGGGGTCATTGTCCAGCCCGGCCAGCACCTCGTAGCCCGCTTGCAAAAGTCCCAGCGAGAAGCCGCCAGCCCCGCAGAACAAATCGATGGCGGTAGGACGCCTGGCCTGGCGGGTCGCGCCCTCTGGTACGATTAGCCCGGACCCGGAACGCACCCAGGCACTCATGACTGGGTCTCCGCTTGCTTACGGATGGCTGCCAGATTCTCCACGTCCTCGATGCTTTTCGCCATGAGCCATTTGCCGCCGTGCTCCTGCACGTCTCGCCTGAAGGCATCCTGGTCCTCGGACACGCGCCCCTTCGCCGTCTTGATCTCGATCCAGACTGTCATGCCGGTGCGGATCGCCGTCAGGTCCGTCATGCCCGGGTGGCTGCCTAGCCCTTGCTGGTTGCGGATAACGAACCAATCATGCATGCGGAGGAAGTCTCGGACCTGATGTAGCAGGCCGGTCTCCGTGACCTTCAGCCCGGGGACCTCCTCCGCTGGCACGGTGGCCTTGATCCTAGCCTGGTAGCCTTGCATCCCTCGGCGCATGGTCATAACTCCTTGACCTCCTTGCCGTCCAGAACCGCCTGCACCCGCTCCCGCGTTTTCGTCATGACGTGGAACTGGTCTCCCAGGTCGCCCAGCACCTTGCCGATGCGCTCGACGAGGTCGAGGTTCTTCATGATCCAGGACACCGTGTTGAGGCTCTCCCTGAAGCGCCAGTCGCTTTTCTCGATGTCCAAACCCGTGACCTCGCGGCAGACTTCCAGGACCTGCTTTGCGGCGCGGAGTCTATCCGCGATCTCGTGCTGGCCGTGTCCTCCGAGTCGTTCCCGGATCTCCCGTCCTATCCGCTTGGCCTTGTCCTCCAAGTCCACGTTCTCCTCGGTGGCGATCCTCTCTTTGAGCCTGCGGATCTCGATGTCGTCGTTATGGACCTTGAACAGGATGGCGAGGGCTATCTCCGGCGTGAAACCTGGCGGCGCATGTCCGATAGCGGCTTTGACCACCTGCCAGCCTTTCGGCCCTCGCACGATGAGCCCGGCTTCATGCGGCATGTCATCCTTGGTGAGGACGCCCGCGGGACAGGCGAAGAACACCCGATGGGCCACGTCGAGATATTTCCGCCACTTGTTTGCACCATCGTCCCGGTGGAAGTCCGACCGCGAGGTCTTGACCTCATAGATGCGGAGGTCTTGCGTCACATAGGCATGAGGCTTTATGGCCATCACGTCTATCCGTGAATCCCAGCCGGGGAAGTACATCTCCTTGACCACGATCCAGTTGGACTCGCGCAGGTAATGGGCGAGGTCGTCTATGAGCGCTGGACCTTGCCACTTTTTATCTTTGGGGTCCTTCAGGAGCAACTCGCTCACCGTGACACCGCCTCCGCTCTCTCCTCGCTCCGACCCGGATCTGTCTGCCGGCGGTACATAGAGATCAGGTGCATTGCGTATACCGGCCCTCGGCCTTCCAACAAGACCGCCAAGAAGAACGCCCGCCACGTAGCCGATCCTCGCATGCGCGCCAACTTCACCGCGGCCGGGATCTTGTGCGGTGCCCAGGGTTGCTGTTTCGGCGCCTTCGGTAGCTTGGGCCTCTGCCCCCGCTCCCTGCGCGGCAGCCCGGCCCGGTCGGTGATGCGGTACACGACGGCGCTCCCAACATGGAACATGGCCCGCATCACGCAGATAGGCGTCCCCTTCCGGTACTCAGCGAGGATCCCGGCGGTCTTGCCCTTGTCTGCACCCTTGATGCTTGACAGGGTTTTGGCTTGAGGCCCCTGTCGCCGGATGATGCCTACATTGCGGAGCCACCTGCCAACGGTTGCGTATTTGTGGTGATGCTTCGACGCGAGGCCTCGGATCGTCGCGCCTGCCGAGTATTCGGCGGCCATCGCATCTCGGTCAGACCATGTAAGCCAGGGTTCAGTCATGACCGGTCAACCTCCTCCAGTAAAACCCGGGCACCTTTCGGCACCCTCCTGCCGTCCTTCATCCACCAGTCGAAGAACTCTTGGCCAGTCTGCCAGGTTTGCATGTAATCTCTGCCTTTGTGTAACCTCAGCGCTGCATCAAGCGTGCGGATATAGGCCGCCTTGAACTTGGGCCACCTGGCGAATTCCTTCTCACGCCCGGCCTTGCGAGCCATCGGGCAACCAATGCAGCCTAAACGCTTGAAGCCCTCGTCGTAGAGGGAACAATAGGGGATCTCGCGGTCGCGGATATAGGCCCAAACGTCGGAATCCTGCCAGTCGAAAATCGGGGCGACAACGATCTTGCCGGTGGTCGGGCAAGACCGCACCATCTGCCTGCCCTGCTCAGGGTCGAACGTGTAGAGGCGCTCCTCGCGACGGCGGTGGGTGAGCGTCACAATCCCGTAGCCCTGCTTGCGGTTCCTACTCTCTGCGGCCCTTACACCCATGACGACGATCCTGTGGTCTCCGCCGTGTTCCTTCAGTTCCGCGCAACAGAATCGCACAACGCGTGTCGGAGGCATACCGTGCTCCTTGATTAACTGCCACATAGACTTCTGGTAAGGTTCGGCTCGCACGTCGGGATAGTAACGTCGCATGTGGTAGATGAGTTCAGGCGGGTCAATCCCCGTGACGTTGTAGTGGGCGTCGAACTTCACCCCAGCCTCCTTCGCCAGGTGGTAGACACATTGGCTGTCCTTGCCGCCAGAGAACGCCAAGTAGTAACCCTCAGGTGGGCAGAACATGCGTAGTCGCTCAATGGCAGCGTCCGCCATGAGCTGCAGGCGGGTGCGGCCATCGAAGGCGAGTTGTTGGAGGGTCATCTTCGCCTCGCCCTCCTCCCGGCATGTCCTAAGATCCTCCGCCGTGACAAAGTGCCAGCTGAGTCGTACCCAAACCGCTTCACCTGCTGTTCCTCGAACGCCGACCCCCGACTGTAGCTGCTGAACACATTCCCCATGACCCGGCCCAGCCGGTTGACCGAAACCTCGCCGGTGACGACGTCCACCTGGAGCATGGTCACCCAGGGGCCGCTACCAGGCCGCTTGGCTGTCGAGAGGAGCTCGGACAGCGGCAGATCGGGTTCCAGGCCGAAGCCGGGTTGCCTAGACATGGGGAGCACCTTCTTTTTTTCTGCTTGTGCTTGGCGCCGGTCCAGCGGCCAAAGCCTCCAATGCTTTCCAACGTTTCGCCAGCGTGGGGAGGTATGCCGCCAAGGTGGCGACCCGCTCTTTGGGTTGGGTGTTCGTCATCGTCTCCGCGACGTGCGTCACCGCCCGCCCAAGGTGGGTAGCGCAACTGCAATGAGGCTCGTCGCTGCGGCAAAGGTTGGCCGCCCGCAGCGCCAGGCAATACTTCTCAAGGCCAGTAGCCAGCAGGGGTAGTTCTTCGTCTCCGGGGTTTTCGATGCCCATCTCCTTAGCCCATTTGATTAACAAAGGGGCTGTCCCGTTCTTGAGAGGGCAAGGCACCAGTGAAGAGTTATCCACAGGTCCTGTAACTAAAGGATGAGGATTGGTTCCCTCAGTCTCCTTCCTGTTTTTCTCTCCTGTACTTTCCTCTACTCTACTTTCCTCTACTTTGCTTTGCTCTACTATGTGTCCAGAAACCCCTCCATTCTGGAGTGTTTCTGCGTCAGAAACCTTCTGGGTTTGTCCCTCATACTTTTCCCGCATCTTGCTGCGCTTCTCTATCACAGGGGCAGCCCGTCTCTTGATGCCTTCACTGGTAAGGACCTTCCGATCCGCGTATGCGCTGGCAGAGAAGCACCCCCACTTGAGCGCTGTCGCAAGCATCTCTTGGAATCGTTCCTCGGTTACCGCCACTTTTCTGGCAAGTATCTGTATGGTTTCTGCGTCAGAAACGGGGAGCTCAAAAGCCGCAGTCCGGTAGATCCTCTCCAGTAGGATGAAGTAGAAGGCGTAGCCGTCGTTTCCGTACAGGGCGCGGAGGATCTCGACCTTCTCATCACCTGAGGCGTCTGTGTCGTGCGGAAAGTATTCCATGCCTTCCTTGCGCGGTCGAGCCATCTCTATCGGCCCCCCCGATTCTCTCTCTACCTGCCGCTTTGCCGCTCGTGCACTCAGTGAGCGCTCTTTGCGCTCGCTTGCCGCCCTTAGACGCCCGGTTTCGCTGCCTCTGTCAGGTCGGAGCACCTTACGCTAGACATGCGCAAATCCGTTGGCAACTCGCTGTGCTCCACGCCGTCCAGGACACGGCCGGCGCGCTTCTTGCCGACGCGATACATCAGCTTGCCGTCCGGCCACAGGTGGGTTTTGAACCTCCCGGCGTTCGGCTGGAGATCGCTTTCGTGCCAGTCGCCCCAGCTTTTGAAGTAGAAGGCCACGTTTGCAGCTTTGCACTGGTCACGCAGGTCTCTCGCCCAGTCGGGGTGCATCGGCCTGGCGCCGGACCCGGTCTCTCCGCCGACGATCATCCAGTCCGGCGAAGCCTCCCAGCGCGAACCTACTTTGAGCGCCCACTTGCCTTCCGCATATTCGTAGAGGCCAAATGTCTCCGCGAGGTCGATGGGGCCGAGCAAAGGCTCCGCGCTCACGAAGCGGACTGCCGCCGGGATCTGGCTGAGGTAGCGCGTCCTGTCATCGAAAGTGAGTTGGTTCTCCACGGAGACACCGAGCCACACATTGGGCAGCGGTCGCTGGTCGTAAACGTCCACAATGTTCCAGTCCCATCTCGTGAACAGTTCAGCCAGCCTTTGAGGGCGTTTCGTTAGGACTACGAAGGTGTGTTTCGGGAGTAGGCGCATCCATTCCCAGACGCGCCGAATGAGTTCGTCCGGCACGTCCAGGTGCGCTATGTCCCCCATACTCTGCACGAACACCCTCTTCGCCTTCCTCGCCCTCGCCAACCGCTCAAAGGGCTTCTCGTCCAGGACGAACTCCGTGGGCGCCGCGTCAAACGGCTTGCCGTTGCCGAAGCGCCGATTGAAGGCCTCTGCCCAGCAGTGGAGACAGCCGGCGCTGACCTTGGCGCAGTGGTAGCCGCCGCCCTTGACCTTGATAACGTTGCAGACCTCGTCCACATACTCAATGCCGGTCTCAGCCATATCTCGCTACCAGCTCCTCTTTGGTCTTGCCCTTGTTGACCGGGTCGTGCCAGCCTTTCGTCGGGGTGTCCGCTGGCAGGTCGTTCATAATGACCTCTTCCTCCTCGGGCAGCGTCAGGCACATCTCCGCCGAGGAGTAACCCCGGATGCCCTTGGTGGTGTCCAGCGCGTTGAGGGCGCCGCAGTAAGGACACTTGCCCCACCAAACGGCATAGGCGTCGTCCAGCGTGGATTCCGACTCGTAGACGAGCCTCCCGCACTTGGCGCAGCTTCCGGGGATGCTGTCACGGACTCGGTAACGTTCCCGCCCGGGCCGCATGTTGCTGATGATGACGCTCATCTGCTCACTCACCCTCTCTTACTGCGGTTGATCTCGTACTCATCATTTCTCGCGCCGCTATCTCCCGCTCCACCTTGTGCAACATCTCGATGATGTCTCTACGGCACGACCGCAGCGGCCCTCTCGCATGACGCAGCATTCGCAGCAGTATGCGCCGCTGCTCGTTGAGGGGCACTTCGACTGGCGGGATGATATGGCAGCCTGGAGGCAAGTCGTTCATGCGTGCTCGCCGCCTTTGGCCTGGGCGATGATGGTTTGCAAAGTGACTATGACGGCGGCAGGTGACGTGTGGGGGGCAAAACCATCCTTTGCGACCTGCCTGAGTGTAGTGGTCAGCCATTCCTCCGCCGCCCTCCCTATCCTCGCGTCCTGCTCGATCTGCATGGTGTCGCCGGAGAGGGCCTCCTTAGCTCGCTCGACCGCCTCACTCCACTCACCGCCAATGGTGGGCAGCGATGCAGCGAGGAGGTCGGTTATGGCAGTCCTCGCTTCGGCGAGTTGGGCTTCGAGTTCATGTATCCGGTCGAGGGTCGCCACCTCGCCCTCGTTGCAGGTGCCGTAGCGTTTCAGATCGTCGGGCACCGTGCTGAACGTGATGTTGACGTTGGGTATTGTCGCGCCTTGCTGTAGGTAGCGAAGCCAGAATCTAGGGAATCTAGGGCACGACTCGCCGATGCAGGCGGTTAGGTTGCAACCGACGCAGAAGCTATACATGCTGCTCGCCCTCCTCAGAAGAAACCGTCGAAGTCGCGCATCTTCGCCAACTGGCGTTCCGACAGCAGCACACGCCCAAAGGTAATCTTGATGGGTTTGTCGCCAGGAACCAGCGTCGCATAGGTGATGAACTTTTCCCCGACCTGGAGTTCCTGGACAATCCGCTCCACATGTTCAATCGCTTCGAGGTCGTCGATGTCCAGCGCGTTGAAAGCCTCGGTCGTCGGATCGTGGTAATACTCGCTGTAGCAACGGACGCCACCGATTTCCGAGTAGAACTTAACCTTACCTTGCTTATCCATTTGACTTTTCGCCCTCCTTCAGCTCGCTGCCGGGGTCATCGTCAGCATCACCCTGGTCGTCAGGGTCATCGGCGGGGGCGGGCAACTTCGGGTTTAGGTAGGCGTCGATGGCCTCAACCAGGGCCGTCCAGTTGTTGGCCATTGCGGCGGCCTCCTCGCCGGGATACTGGGTGACCACTTGACGAAGGAACCCCTCGGCCTGCTCCAGGTGCTTGACCCTCGCCAGGAGGGCCTGGCCGCAGGAGGAGGAAAGGGCGGCGGTGGCAACCTTCTCAATGTCGGGCAGCAGGCAACCTCTACAAAGCATCGCACCCCCAGTGTTCTGATCAACAATGTCAGTGCAGCACTCATCGGATAGCTGGACGATGCGCCTCATGGCCTTCCTCATCTCGGCGCACACGGCCTCTACCGGGTCCACAGGCTCCTCGTAGCCGGGGAATTCCTTCGACAGGTAGCGGATGGGCTTGCCCTTGGCGGTAGCGTACTCTATCTCGCTGCGGGTCGATGAGCCGATGTAACCGCCTACGTCCAGGACAAGAACCTCGTCCGCCAGGTCAATCTTGCGCTTGTGGAGGTCGTCGAGAGCTTCAACCACCTCCGGCCCGAGGGCTTCAGCACCGTGGTCTTTGGCGTGTTTGCAGACACCGACCGATAGGACGATCTTCCCGGCCAGCGTTTCGTTCCATCCAGTCTCGAAGAACGCACCCATAAACCTCGTGGAGCCGCACAAGCAGACGATGGGCGCGGTGAACCGGGTCTTCAGCTCACCCTCGGCCTTCGCAGCGCGGGCCAGCAACGTCTCCTCGCGGTTGTGCAAGGCTAACGCGGCGTCCAAACCCGCCTCCAGCGTGCCTGACTCGTGGGGGTCGTGGGTCGGGAATGGGCTGACTTCGGTGTCACGATGGGCAATCTGCCCGGCGTACTTACGAGCAAGTCTCTCCTGCTCCCCTAAAAGCACCTGCCAGTTGAAACTGACCCCCCGCAACTCGAACATCTCGACCATGATCTGGTCGCGGTCCGTGGCGTCGATGGCGCAAATAGTAGCCAAACCGCCGCAATGATTGTCGTCTGCCCCAACGTAGACCTTCTCCTGGGTGCAGGGATTACGCATGTTTCTTCACAGCCTCCTTGCCTTTCGCCATGAGGTACTTCCCCCAGCAGGGCCAGCAGTTATCGTCAACGGGACCGAGACACCCTTTGCCCTTCATGCTCGGTGGGCATAAACCGGACTGTACCAACATCTCAATCGCCGCCTCCAGCGCGGCCTCCGCCTCCTCGCAGCGGTCGAGGTAGTGGGGCAGGGCGTCGTTCACGAAATCGGCGTAACTCGGCCAGTCGGGGGTGTCGCACACCCGGTCGAACTCTTGGCGGTCAGCCGCTATGTCGCGCTTTGGCTGGGCCGGTTCCTTGGCTGGACGACCATGCGAACAAGTGCCGCCTGAAACGTAGTCGGGGCAGTCCATCTCCTCTGGGCAGTCCTTGCACATTACCTTATCTGCCGTTATGTCACGTCGCTCAGACATGGGGAGCCTCCTCCGGGAGCAATTCGTTGAGCGTATCAAGCACTATTTTTAATTCCATATCCTGGCGGAAAGCAGCCATCATCTCGCTGGCGGCATCCCGTATCTCGATGAGTCGGACGTACTCGGCCACCGGCAGGATGGCGTGAGTCTTGGACAACTCGGCGAGGACGGCCTTGATGATCCGCTCCCAGGCGCTTGGTGCAATCGGCTGATTAGC